ATGTATAATACAACAAACATTCCAGAAGCTACTAAGAGAGTAAACATCTCAGGAGACACACCGCCAGACATTTGGATGTCTATGTTAGATTCTTATGGTAAGCTTCAAAAATTCCACATCAGAGAATTACTTCTACAGGGTACTAGAAAAGAAACCAACTCAGCAAGGCAAGAACGTGAAGTAGAATATTACAAAAGCAGAATAGAAGTGTTAGAACGATTCAACATCTCTACTAAGACAAAGATACTAAAATACATTCCATCATCTGGCACATGGTATATCTGCGGAGAATATGCAGACTTATTACGATCACAGAGTTACTTGAACAGATAAGGAGATACATAATGAGAATATACGAATACAACGAAAGCACTCAGACGCTCAATACAGAGTGCGGATTGTTCCACATAGGTGACACAGTACAGCTCACAGAAATTGACTCTCAGACGCCTGTGAAAACAGTCTTATATGGGGCTAGAATTGATTCTACAGAATACATCATTTCATTCTTCGATGATAAATGTGGGATGCCTTTATACTTGTCTGAGCATGAAATAGATGATATATGTAGAGTAGAAAAATCGTAAAAAATAGGGTACACCAGAAATTAATCTGATGTACCCTTAATTTTTTATTCTTATTGTAATAAATTCCCTTGCAACAAATGATGAACACATTCTGGAATCTCTTTGTTTTCATTCTTTACCAGAAGAGTTGTATACTTTCCAAGACTTGCGTCTTTTTGAAAAATGAAGTCAACTTCTCCATAATCATCACCATTTTTCGTTGAATTTCTTCCTGCTCGTAACGACATTGGCAAGAAGTATTCATTAATTTTTTCTCCATTAGAATCTCTGTTCTCTGTTAAGCACAAAGTAAACTCTAAGTTCGATATGCCAACTTTATAAACAACACTGGCTGTTTCCATATTCCTAAGAATACGAACCTTCGTGTTTGTTAATTCATATAATCTTTTGAGACATGATAGTTTCTTTTTAGAGACTTCAAAAGGATGTCTTGGAGAGAAATAAAACTGTTGTGTAGTTAATGTTTTTTCTCTGGCATTTTTATAAAATTTTTTTGCAAACAATCTAGTTTCTACGCCAGCAAGATGCAAAAATCTATTGACTGGGAACATCACTTCAAAATATTCATTTCCATATACATATAAAAATGCTTGGCCAGCTAGGTATTGTTCATACATGGACGCTGCCTCTATAATATCTTGTCGTATTTTATTTTTCTTTTGTGTTTTTGATGCCATATTTACCTCATACGTAAAAAAGAGTGGGACAGAAGCCACACTCTTCGATAATTCTTTATTAGAGTTTTCTGCTGGTTGTCAGCCGTGATATCCAGTTAAAATATCTTTTCGTTGCAGAAATCCTTAAGTCCCCTGCATGGACTACGACTTTACTCCTAGTCGCAAGACGTGATATCCAGTTAAAATATCTTTTCGTTGTGGAAAATTACCCTGCTCCACTTGCAGCACAACTTTTAACGATGCTCTTTCATCGAGAATATTACTATTCCTACTTTCATTATACACAAATTCAAAACAAATACAACACTTTTCGATAAAAAAATATAGGCAAAGCCTAGTTTATTCTGCTCATATTTACCCTCTCCGCAGCAGAGAGTAACAATTCTTTATCACTGACAAAGAAAACTAATAAAGAAAATACCGACTGATCGTCAAATCAATCATAACTGTTTCTTATATCTTTTCATATCCCTTAGCATTTCTTTGTATAAGACAGTTTAATCCAACCATCTTTAGTTTTACCCCAACCATTCTTAACAGCTTTAATTGTAACTGTTGTGCCTTTCTTATAGGCATCTCTGACAATAGCAGCCGTCGTAGATGGAGATTTACGCACCTTAAGAGCAGAAGCAGTTACTTTTACTTTGTATGATTTAAACTTAGAAGATGCTTTTGGTTTTACTACTGTAGAACCAGAAATGTCTGCTTTGAATTTAGCCCACTGTTTATTATTTTTTCCACACCAAGGTTCTGGGCACTGTTTTCCCGATACATCATTGTGCCTTAGAACATGACTGGCAGGAATATTGTATTTTTTCATAAGTTTTTTAGTTAGACTAACAGCATTTTTATATGTAGCCTTAGGAACACTTCCCACAGAATTAGCCATTTCAATGCTTAGACTGTTTGCATTAGTACAAATCTTATAAAATTTTGCACCTCCATTAGCATTTGTAACAAATCCTCCAACTGCCCAAGCTACTCGACTTACTGGCACAGATTTCCACACAATATCTCCTTCGTCAATGAAATAATGTGCGCCAGCAGCTCTAGTATTCCCTGTAGCAAAATAATCTGCATTGTTCTTAGCGGAATCTCCGTCATTCCCTGTGAAATGGATTACAATAAACTTAATAGAACTCGTGCTACGTTTACTTCCGTAGCTCACGCTCTTTGCCGTTCTTGTTTTAAATTTTAATGCCATAAATATCAGGCTCCTTTCTTTTATCTAAAAAGAGCAGTCACCATAACAGCAACTGCTCAATAACTAATTATTCAATAACTAATTACTCACTTAACAAATTATCCAACAATGTCGTCAGACTCTTTACCTTCTGCGACATCGTCTAATTCTTTCTCAAATAAATCCTTATCAACTTTTACGATTACGTCTTTATCTGCAACCTTTTCCATGATCTGATCAATTTCATCAGCAGTTAATCTACCATCACGTAATGCGTAAGCAATCTTATCTCCTGTCTGTGCAAACCAAGTAAAGCTATGATTCTTCCAGTTGCCATAGGCAGAAGTACCAAATACAAATACCCAACCTACAATCTGGTTAATTACATCTTCATGTACGTCAATCACTGGTTTACCTGCCGCAGTTAATCCCATATTGATCCAAGCTAACACCTGTAAAATCAGGCTCACAACAGTATGTGGTTTTACTTCACTCCAGTTAACGTTTGCTAAAAATTCTTTAAATTTGTTCATAATGCAATCCTCCTTTGCAATAAAAAAGACCTATCAGAATGTTTCCTCACTCTTGATAGGCAATGCTTTGATTTCGTTATACATTTTTTCTCCGACACCATTTTGATGTAACTGATCGTGATATACTACATAAATGGCTTCGATATTCTCTAAACCCGTAGGCGAGATTCCACCTTTGTCTTTGTAGTATTTATGAGCCTGCTTGATCCTATCTCTCAATAACGCAGCAACTCCATTCACTAATGCTGTATCTGTGCCACAGGCATCATCTAGCTTTTGAGCTAATTCAGCAGTGTGTTGGAATAATCTATTCATATTGACCCTTTGTTCACTTAACATTTCTGCTTGTTCGCTAACCATTTTCTTGATCTCTTGGACATTCTTATTCTGGTTGTCAAGTATCTCTGTTAGCTTGGCTAATGTTTTAGTATGTTGTCGGATTATCTCTTCCTGCTTTTCAATAACTTCTTTCTGATGCTTGCGTTCAAGAGTCGCTTTTGTTTCAATCCCAAATCTCTCAATCAAGTTACTCACAGTGCCAAAAAATTTATCTAAAAACAACAGAAGTGCAAAGATAAAAACTATCAATGCACTCCCATGTTGAGATAAAAATTTTACAATTGTTTCTAATTCACTCATGTCTTTTACCTTCCTAATACATAAAATCACTCCTCTTTCTCAACTAAAATCACCAAACATATTCTGGTTTTTCTTCTCCAAATAATAAATATCTCAACCAATCATCAACAACGATACACACGGCACTCAGTAGAATCCATAAGATTGTATAAGGTAAGCAAATCTGCCCACACAGATTAAAAGGCATCTGAGAATAGTCCCAAATGCCTAAACCTAACCATAAATTTAAAACACATCCTGCAATGAATTCCATTACGGTAACAATCAATCCTCCGAGAACCATTTGCTCACGAAGTGGCATAAGATGGTAGAAGAAGCGACTGTTATTAATTAATCCAATAAGAATAAAGCAAGTACCACCTAGCACTCCCATTGTCCAGTGTGTATATCCTCGCCAGATGATCTCAATACCGCAGTATGCGAACGCCCCAATCAGAAACAGGATGAGATATTTACATGATTTCTTTACATGCAACATGTCTATTCACCTTCTTTTTGATCTTCATCCTTGCAGATAAGTTGTAATGTCATAATATCTCCAGAAATACTTCCTGAGTAGTTCTCAAGCACATCACATAATTCATCGAAAGTCATTCTGATCTTATGTAACTCAACCCCAGAATCTTCAACACATAAAGGATTAAACTCTGCTAAAAATCTCTGTCCATTCTCATTCTGTGAATCACTAATCTGTGCATCAGAAGTGATCTCATACTTCTGTAAGAGTTTTGTTTTTTCTTCAAAATACTCTTTGAGTTCTCCCTGCATTTTTCTAATATTCTTAGCAAGTCCTACAGTCAGCACACATGGAGCTGGCTCACTGTTTTTTGTAAGAGATGCATAAATTGTGCTTAGTTGAGTTAAGATCATATCTGCCTGCATATTTGTCATTTCCATATTAAAATTCTCCTTTTCTCTGTTAAACTATTTATTCTTCAGTTGTAACTGAATCTTTTCCTGTCTCATCCGTCTTGTCTTCTCCTTCGGAAGGAGTAGAAGTTTCTGTTGACTGCACAGGAATCACTTCGTATTTAATTTCGATCTTGTCTAATTCTTCTTTGCTAGAAGAACTAAAAATCTGTTGCTTAATTACATTCATCTGCTGAAAATAAGGATAGATAAATGCTTTAATCATTGCTGTTAACTGCACAAATTCCTCAGCAGTAAATGTCTCACACGCACTCTTTTTACTATGCCATTCAAGAACTACCTGTTGACCAGCGGCAGTAAGAGCCTGATACTGCATAAAGTTCAGAGCCATTTCATTCTGATCTTCCTCGCTAACTCCATAAGGCTTACCATTGAATTCAACACTCTGATTAGCTAAGAACTCAGCAAGAGCAGTTTTGTTTTTCTCTTGTAAATAGTTCTTGTACTCATCAAGAGTCAGCGTGTTAATATCAACAACTTGATTAACTTTCTGGTCGAGTCTCTGCACCTGTTCAACGATATTGGCTCTCGTAAGAGACACGATCAGCGCATCTTCCCATTCTCCATTAGAATTGTTATATAATCCCTGTTGTAAAGAGATTTCTTTATAATTGTTAAAGCATGTGTAAGTTGCAATCTGCACATCATCTCTGTAGATGTCTAATGTTTTAAAGTTTGTAAATGCTGATTTAACCGCTTTTAGATCATCTGTGCAAACGACAAGTTTACATTCCATGTCAAATACAGAGGGATTAAACTGCATAAGTTCAAATGTCTTATCGTCACTGTTATCTAATTTAACTGTGTATACCATATGTATATTTCACCTTTCTTTCTGTAAAATTGCATACAAAAAGAGCAGTCCGAAAACTGCTCTATGTACGATCAAATTTATGTTTTATTTAGTTGTTTATCCGTTCTTAAAGTCCAAGTTTTGCTTCGATTGCTTGTAATCGAGTTTCTAGGTCTGCTTTTTCTTGTTTGACTTTGGCAAGTTCACCTTTTGTTGATTCTAATTCTTTATAAATATGCTGTACCATATAAGTAGTAGGAGCGATAAGTTCGTCATAACGAAGTCCATATTCTTCTGTCATGTCGTCTACACCATATAGTTCCTTTGCTTTGTCGGGATCAATAGGTCGAGAAGTGCAAATATCAAATGACTCATTGTAAGTGTCTCCATAATCACTAAATACCTTATCAACATGTTGTGCCTTAAAACCAAAGTGATAATTATCATTGGAACTTTGTTTGAGTTGATATTTTACTGGTTCGATGTTCATATAAGCATCAATAATATTGTCATCAAAAGATTCAAAATTCTTTTTGATACGTTCGTCTGAGGTCTTTGTAAAGCCTACACGAGAAGTAACGCCATTTGTGTTGATGTACATCATTCCAGAGCCTGAGTCATTATTTACATAGAACGCATGATAATTTGCATAGTAGTATATATTATTTCCACCTGAATAATTCCCACAACCAAGATAGGCATCTGTTTGCCCAGCCCAACTAAAATGTCCGTTAGTACATGTATATATGTGTGCATCACAATACAAATCTCCTGTTACAGTAGCCGTTCCAACAATCTGTAGTCCCCATTCTTGTGCTATAATCCTAGACGTATAGTCAGAATCACTGTTTCCATAGTGAAAGTCAATAAATGGCGTATACCCATAAAGCTCGATAGACCCATTGTTATCTGGATTAAGCTGAATCTTATTAGATCCATAGTTGGCATGAATTTTGCCGCTTACAACAACATCTCCCGTTGTTTCTATGGCATTATATTTAGAAATGTCTGTTGAAGAAACAGTAATTGGACTATTAATTTTAATTTTAGTATCACTAGGGTCTCTTTGTATATCGGAAATCAAGTTGCCAGAATCGTCAGTGTGTAAAATTGACCATCCGTATCCCTTCTTTGCAGCCATAGACACATGACTCATCGTTACTGTGCTGTTTGAGGAAATTGTATCGGTTGCCGTAATCGTTCCGATATAATTATCATCCATTTTCAAATTAATTTGTCCAGACTGTAATATAGTTGTGTATAGGTGATTTTTTTTATCATTACCAACCATAGTTTTTCTAACTTCTAGCCCACCATTATTGTAGATTACTAAAGATGCATCTGTTGGAGTATCTGAAGATCTATTTGCTCCAATGGCATTGTTCGTTTCTCCTGCCCATAACACATATTTCCCTTTTGTACCGCTTATACCTGATCCGAATATGTTCTGATCAGCATCATATGTTGTGTAAATTGAATAATTATCAACACTCCAGCCACCAATACTACCTTTCGTAGCAGTAATCTGTCCACTCAGGTTCGCATTCTTGGCAATCAAATTACCATTTGAATCCCAACTCAAATTAGGACTTGTAAAGCTACCATCACTCAGATTTAAGAATGATCCCTGCGTACCACCAGAAGAGATGTAGTTGCGAGATTTAATGGCATCTGTTGCAATTTTGTCTGCTGTAATGGAATTGGTGTAAATCTTGCCGCCATCAATCCATGTAGTATTAGTTGTCCAATTTGATACCAAACTAGCTTGCGGAAGATAGTCTTCAGGGGCTGGAGTCCAATCTGTTGCTTTATTGCCGTATTCAATTTTGATTTTCTTAAAATGTATGGAACCATTTGCTACTAAATTAAAAGATACAGAAGTATATGCTACAGCGTCACTATTACCATAAGTTGCTTTAAGATCTCCCTCTGAAAAAGGAATTTGCACCCTGATCCATTTCCCATCAGATAAAGGTGCACTTAATTTACACTGTGCCCCAGATAATATATCTTGAGATTCGTACCAACCAATACGACCACCTCCGCTATTATACGTTTGCAATGCACAAATACATCCACGATCAAGTTCAGAGACCTTGTCGCACATGAAATCAAACGATACAATAATTCCTCTATGCATTTCGTCAACAGGAATATAATTATGAGGGATTGCTCGATTCCATTCTAATCCTGCACCAGAACGCTTGATTGATAGTACAGTAAAGCCGTCAGAATCAACACTTCTTGTAAAATTAGAGTTTATACTCCAATATTGTTCACCAGAAGTAAAGTCTTTGCTTTGTAACGCCAGATTCCTGCCACCGACATCTAAACCATCGACTTTACTCTGTGCTACTTTTCCAATCTCGTTTTTGGCATCTGTATTTAACCCACTAAACTTAACCAACCCATTGAAGTTAATCCTATCAGCAACAAGATCAGCAACACGATCAGTCAAAGTAAAATTACTAGAACTATCTCCACCCTTAACAATCCACTCAAACTTCTTAGCGGTCTGATTGGCAATAGTTTCTACATTTACGATCTTTCCATTTACATCTTCTGGTGCTAATGTGAATGGTGTAGCAGAAGTACCACGCTCAATCTTTAGACAGATTTGTGAAATGTCGGAAGGAGCAATTTGTGTTTTTGTGCCATCTCCCCATCGTAAGATGATAGACATATATTTGGCATCACCACAATTAATTGTACTAGGAAATGATTTCCAACCAATTTCACGAAGTAAACCCTTTTTTGCATCATACAGTGTTCCGTAAAATGATAGAGTTTCCTTTGCTGAATTGGTTGTTGTACCACCAGCACTAACAGCTATGTTACCAGATACGGAAAATATGTCTTTAATACGAATCCGGTAAGTGGTTGAAGATTTAATAGAAGCATATGTAGAACCCACAGCTTGTCCGCCATTAATTCCACCTTGTTCCCAATTAGAAGGAAGATTACTTACTAAGTTCTGACCATTAATTTCATTGTCTTCAGGAGCTGGTGTATAGTCTGTTGCTTTGTTGCCTTTTTCAAGTTTCCACTTATTAAACTCAAAACTTAATCCAGTCTGGTTATCATTTATGCAACCGCCATTAATTACAATATAAAGCGTATCGACAGTGGCAGTAAAAGTGATCATACCACGTTTGATGTTCGTAACCGTATTTTCTATAACATATTGCCCATTTGTAATAATATTTGTAGGTGCTGCGTTTGTTGGCACAGACGTTGATAAATATACACCATATTTTTGTCCACTTAAGTAATTGTAGGCTTTGTTAACTTTATAATCAAAAGACAGAATATATTTTTGTCCTTTTGTAACTGAGATTTTCTTATAGACAATTTCCCATCCACCACCTAATGTTGTATACGAAATTATGTTATTATATTCGTTATTTGTTACATTAATCCACGATGCCATTGTGTTTGTCCACTTAGACATATTACAATCGTCTTTTGTTAGTAAATTCCTGCCACCAATTTCAAGTCCATTAAAATCATCCTTAGTCACATAGGTTTGCCCAACAGTCGTTTTAAATCCATTCATTGTCTGCTTAAAATCACTGTAGTCATTCTTAAAACTTGTGAAGTTCTCACCATTGTCACCAATTACGCTCGTGACCTTACTGACTTTCGTACTAATACCCTTAATATCAGTAGTATTCTGGACTAACTGATTTGTAATGTGTGATTGTCTGGCAACAGGAGTACCGTAGTAACAATTCATGAGTTGACATTCTGAGATAGCAGAAATAGTTGTACCTAATTTAAATCCTTCTGTAGAAGCACCTTCATTTACAACAACCTCAATGCAATTCCATCCTTTTACGAAGCCTAATGTCAAAGATTCGCCATTTTTATTGTACGCATCACTGCCACCGATTAATTTACCATTCAGATAAATATGTGCTCCATCATCATGTGCAAATGTGATCGCAACACTTTTGGCAGCAGAGAATTTTGCAAATGTAAGGGCATAGCCAATATAATTTTCTGCATAGTTCCAAGCAATACTTAAATCCGTATCATTAATCAACACACTCTGGCTAGGTGTAAGATTTGTATTCTTAGCAAATACATCCATTGTACTCTTACCTTGATATTCACTTGTAAACAAACTCTTAGGATAAATCTCATATCTCCACTTATTAAGCCCTTCATTCGCTTTGCTAATATTACCTTTGACCAAGTTCAAATCTTGCTCATAAGTAGTTTTTTCCACTCTTTGTTCAATGGCTTGCTTGTTATTATTCACCTTTATACTCACATCAGAGATCTCTGATTTGGTAGATAAAATCGCTGTTTGAACGTCCTCGGGAGCTGGTGTCCAACCAGTAGGAGAAGAACCCTTTTCTACTTGAATGTCTTTAATAACACAACCAGTTGGAAGATTATACAAGACTAACCCAGCTGTATCACAAGAAGTATCTACAGTAATTGTTTGGCTAACAATATTCTCGCCTGTAACTAATTTTACACCATATCCACCATAATTTTTAACACCTGTGCTATTTAACGCAGTGCAAAAATACCACTGAGCATTGCCTACCTCAGATGGAGAACTGATTACGAATGAAATTGTATACTTAGTTCCAGTCTGTAACGCAATAGTGTTTGTACCTACCGAACTACCAGTGGCTCCAATGCAAACAGCTGAAGTACCAGTCGTTGTATATATATATTTATCTTTTTCACAAGCTTGTAATGTAATATTATCTCTAGTAATCCATAAATTCCTACCATCACCAATATCACTCACATCATAAATCTTAGCAATACTACAAGTATCATAAAAACTACTACCGTTGGCAACAGCTCTGAAAGTAACCATTGTTACAGCATCACTGTATAAACTACTATCTTTGCTAACAGTCAACACATTATTACTGACCGTCAAGCCTTTCTGTCCACTCACAACATCAGCGAAGCTAACTCCACCATCAATAGAATACTGCCATTTACCAAAGCTGATTTCTCCTTGAATAGTAGGTTTGATTGTAATTGTGTTTGGTGCGAATGTCTTACCACCGTCTGTAGACTTAAAGTATTGAGATGAAGGTGTGATAGTGAGGTTTTTGGCAAGAGTTTCTTCATAAGTTGTACACCAAGGCGAAGCTTTGTCACCTTCTTCAACTTTAGGAGAAGAAATATAGAAAATATCTCCAACTGACATATTATCGTTATAGTAGAAAGAAATAGCAGAAGCTGAAGAAGTAGAAGTAACATCTTTATTTGCCACACCTGTAACTACATACTGTTGCCATTCAGTAGATAATGTAGGGTTTACATATGTTTTATTATCTAAGAACTCAGCATTAATAACACCAGTGCTTTTAATTGAGCTACATTTGCACCATACAGAAACAGTGTAAGTTTTACCTTGTTTGATGTTACCCTCTTTAATATACTTACCTGTTTGAATAAATTTACCACCAGTACCTTGAACAGTATAAGTGATTTTTTCTGCTTGTCCGCTAGGAGTTGTCTTGTCTTCAATTGATTCTACTGTAGCAGTGTAGGTTCCTGCACCACCAAGAACTTGTTTTGACAAATCACCAGAATACTTTAATAAATTCCAATGGAATCCTGCACCGTCTTGACCATCAGACCCATTATCAATAACCCCGTAGCTTGTACAAGTCAGACTATAATTACTTGGAATAGCAGTAATATTTGCAAAGATTAAACAATCAGAACCTTTTGTAGTGTTCTTAACTTTTAATAACACACTGTCTCCAACTTTCAGTCCTGTTGTAGCATCATTTACTCTCCAAACTTCTGAATAACCAGAAGTAGAAAACTTATCTATATTTGTTTGGGTATATTCATACGAAGTTCTAATAATCTTTGTGCTTGTTCCTTTATCTCCGTATACACCAATAACCTTAGGTGTGCTAATAGGTTCACTCGTACCATCTGAATATTTAGTCTGATAACAATTCCATAAATATTTTTTATCCGCAGTGAGTTTTTGAGTTGTAATGTCTGTACTCCATCCAGAAGTAGAAGAAGTTACTCCAGAGGCTTGAGATGTTGCTAGGTAGTATTGAACTGTTTCTACAACGCCTTTTCCTTCGATATCTGATTGAGATGGACTCCAAGGAGTGTCGATATCTCCTTCAACTAGTTTGAGATTTTTGATGATAGAATAACCTACTTTACTTAAAGCATTTCTGCCTAGATATAGAATTTCGTTTGTAGGTGTTGTTTTTAAATCGTTCGTAGTTAAAACTACTGAGATGTGTTGCCACGTTTCATTCCCAATTATATTGTTTACAACGACAGTATTAGTGCAAAAATTACTTACATCTCCTTTACATATAGAGTGACTTATAGCTCCTGATCTGTTTGCTTTAATATCGTAACTTAATGTATATTTTGTAGATGGTTTCAGTTGTTTCAACATCTTAATATCTTTAAACAAAACATAAGACCAATTTGATGTAGATATAGCCTCAGTACAAATTAGTTTTACAGCATCGATATTATCTTCTGTAATAAAATCTTCAACAGAATATTTTCCGCCAGAAGACTCTGTTCCCCAATGTTTTTTACCACAATTTGTTTCACTTAACATATTCCAAGCAAAACTATTCCCATCATTACCCTGAACACCTTGGGGTCCTTGTTTCCCACAACTCCAGGAAAACTGTTTCTTAACAGTCTGCCCATCAAGCGTAATAGGAATCTCGATTACTCCCGTATCGGCACCGATAGTAGTACCAGCACTCACACTAAATGTAACTCTTTTACTGCTCTTACTGACAGTAATCCCACTGCCAGAAGTAATATTTCCAATTGTGTAATCAGTCCGCTCCTGACTACCACGAATAACAATAATGTCTGTATAGTAACTTTGTGCGGAAGTTACTTTTCTATTTGAATCTGTGGCGAATTGCTGTGCTTCGTTTGTTAACATGACTGTGAAAGGTTCTGTCATATTAGCAACAGTAATCTCGCCATAGCCTAAAGTTTTACCCATTCAAATATTTCCTCCTTAACGATAATTAGGCGTACATTAAAAAAGACAATAATGTACGCCCTGACATTATTGCCTATTCACTATCATCAACGACTTCGCAGCCGAAGATCATTTTCCCATTTACGACAGATGAATCTAAGAAAATTGCTTTTCCAGATGCATAATTAGAAGCTGTGTCCAATTCCACTCCTTTTTTATCTCTTCGAGTCCAGTTGTAAGTATATTTTGGAAGATCGTTACCAGCAGCTGCTGACCAAGCTGTTCCATTATATTTCATTAAAGTAACTGTTTTAGCAGAAGCATCTACCTTATAATAAAAATCCCCACTCGCAGGCTTTGCAGGAGCAGAAGTAGAGAATGTTGTAGATTTCAATGTATCAATTTCTTTTCCGTTTCTTGTAACGATTACATATAAAGCACCTGCACCCTGTCCATTAATCAATTGATCCCCTAAAGAACTCAATACATTAATTGAACATGGATCACTCTGATCAATAACACTGACATATGCAGAATATGTCTTACCACCATAAACAGCATTGCATCTGAACGAAGCAACAGAATCTACCATGCTGGGCGTTACTGTTAAATTCGCAGATGTAGCATTTGCGATATTTTGGTAAGCTCCGCTAACATATTTACTCCATTGATATGTAACACCAGAAGTTACAGTGGTTGTACCATTTGTTAATGTTGTTTGTAATAAAACAGTGTTACTATCATTGATAATATGATTTCCGTTAGGTGCATAAGCTTGGAATAATATAGCATTTACGCCATTTGTAGCTTTCGTATTTTTGCTCCAATTAAATTTGTGCGTAGATGTTAATCCTGCTGCAACTATAGAAATAGTAATATCTCCACTCATGGCACTTGCTAAAGAAGCTCCATTCGCAACAGCTAAGATAATTGATCCTTCAGCAGAAGCAGTTGCATCTGTATTAGATTTTACAGTTATTCCACTTGGCAATGTTCCTACAGTAGCTTTACCTGCGATTCTTGTCGTTCCTTTATAGCAAGAATAAGGAATTGTAATATCTTTAGCTGTACTGGCAGTTCCATTAGGGTTACAAGGAATTACTTCGCTGTAATTTCCAAGAACTGTACTTACAGCAGAAGTACCGTTTGTACCATTCGTACCATTCTTACCATCAGAAATAATCGCTACAGTCTGAGTATCTAATAACGTAGTTGTACCACCAGAAGCATATAATTCTGCTTTGATTGTCTTAATAGCCGTACTAGAAGGTGTATAGTCAACTTTAGTTTGATCAGAACTTGATGTGTATTTCACTGTATACGTATCTCCATCTGTGCTTTCAGAAATTTTAAATCTACCAGAATAAGCAGTTGCAGCGGTAGTGTTTCCAATTCTCTTATAGGCACTGAACTTAGCTTGTGTTGGACTAAATACATTAGAAGCATTTAGTTTAAGAACATTACTTTCAGCATTTACCTGATAAATAGTTGCATCACTACCAGATCTGTCTTTATTTAAAGAAAATCTTTTTGTAATATTTGCCTGACCTGATTTAGTACATACAAATTCAACATAGCCAGAATCAACAGTAATTCCTGTAACAGTATATTTTCTTGTGTCTCCATCCCATGTACCTGTGATACCATTGCTTGGAGTAGCTTTGATAGTCCAGTTTGCTGAGTCATCAACTCCACCTTTGTAGATAGTAATTGTAGTATCAGCACCTGTGAGAGATGAACTATATAATCCACCATTGGCGTTACAAGGCACAGATTGTGTATCATTACTTAATACACAACTATAAACATCCTTACCTGCCGCTCCGTCCCTTAACTTGACAATCTGATGAATATCATAAACATTATCATCATTTGTAAGTAATTTAATAACTGCCACATCATTTACAAACACTGCATCATTGTGATTTACAGTAAGAGTAGTAGTTGCGCCAGCGCTAGGATAAGCAGCGAATGTCCCATCTGATTTTTTATATTGCCATTGTTTTACAGAAGTATTTGTTAACACAGCAGTTAATGTGATAGAAGAAGCAGAAGTAATTGCTCCATCTCCATTGTATTTAAATGTCGTATCTCCAGTAATGCTACAGTCGGATAATTCAGTAGCTTGTTTCACCAGAGTAAAGGACATCTGACATCTTGTTTCTGCTTTAATTTGTGTGTCTGGATCAGTATAAGCAATACTACAAATATAAGTGATCATTTCTGAACTATTCGGCACTAACATACTTTTGCTAACACTTAACACTCCACTAGATACACTTTCTCCTGTGACAATATTTGTAGATGCTGCTGATCCAACCTTTCTCTGCCAAGTAATGCTTAGTCCAGTCTGAGTTAATGACACCTGTTTATTATCAATAAAAATGACTGGCGTAAGTACCAATTTACTTGCTGACCAGTCAGGATTATATTTTGTAGTTGTATTGGGATCGTATGATACAAAATTTGGTTGGTTCGATGTCACATATGCTTGTATCTGCTTCCCATCTGTTAGGTCTGTAATTGTAATCTCGCCATAGGCAAGCACTTTTCCCATATAATTTTCCTCCTTAATTTAAAGTAGTTGCCAATGTTTCTCCATCAACAACAAAAGAGCAACCAAAAGTCGCTCCATTCATAATATCTTGTCTATTTACAACAACACTTTTCATACCAGAGTGCTGTTCATTCCAATAAGTATCTCCATCTAAATCAGATGATTTTCTACACCATTCAAAGTGATTTTCTGACCATTCGCTTGTTACATCTGTACCATTTTTTGTTAATGTGATACTCAATGTAGATGTTCCGTCCACACCAAGCCTTGCTCCTGTAGAAGAAGTAAGAATGATATTATAACCCATCTCATTCATTTGAGAATCAAAATTATCCAATGTACTATTTACACTTTCCTTAAATGTCGTATACTCAGCTCCCCACAAACCGCCTTTGCCATCATAAATCTGTGTGATATCAACTCCGCCTTGTGCGTTCGCTTCAACGATAGGAAAGTTTAGCTTATCTTTAGATATAGATTTATCTCCAAGCATATTATTTACAATCAATCCATCAGCAATCGCATCCTTAGTAATACCTTGACTTGTCATGATCGTTGCACCTTTATCGTCTTTGATAATAATGCTAGGATTTTTGTTTGTATCATAACCAATTTGAATTCCAACATTGCCTTCAGTGTCTAAGAATTGCATGGCAGACCCGTTCATTATAAAATTGCCGTTCTCAGATAAGATTCGCATTGTATCAGAGATTGTAATATCGCCTGCGGCCAAATCACCGATCGTCATTTTCCCTGCGATACCATTAATGATCCATGCGCTGTCAAACTTTGCATTTGCTGAGGAAAGGTTGAATACGATACCTGTTTCTGTAGAAGAAGCTCCGATGATTGCACTTTTAATGTTTGCTACTTCAGTTGTTAAATTCTTAAATTCACCAACATTAGCAATAACAACTCTTGCATTAATATAATCGGCATCAATATACTTAGAAAAGAATTTCTCAAACTCAGCTTCTGTACCAACAATTTTCTTTACATTTGTTTGGTTTGCTGTAATATTTAAAACACTGTTAGGCTGGCATTGAATATATTCACATACATTCCCTACAGCACTAGAGAAACCTGGAGAAGAAGCCAATTGTCCTGTCAAAGCTTTTAATAGCTCTGGAGTAAGAATTGCATTGATACTTTCGTCTACGCCTGTGTAGGTGTTAGATTTAATAGAATTCCTGCTATTCTTTGTAGAAGAGTTTAATAAGAATACTTCATCATCTCGCTTTGCTTGAGATTTGATCATATTAGTAAATGAAATTTCAAACTTTTCAGATGGGTCTTTAGGATTAAAACTAAATGTGTACAATCTGAATTTCTCTAAATTACCATGACCACCAAATTCATTCCCATCGTCAATTTCTAACCAGATATAATCTCCAAGAACCAATTGATCTAAATAAGGAGAGAAATTCTCATCACATAATAGATTCTCAATCTGAGGAGAGTAGATATATTGTGGCTGGGCCTGTGAAGACAGTTCCTTAACTGCAGCCTGATATAAATCTTCAGCCCGATCAACATAGGCTTCAATATCATCAAGGCTTGTGATTAAATAATTCTCATTTACATAATCGGTTGTAACATAAAGGTTTAATACTGTTTTTCCAAGGGTATTATAGTTTTCTGTACTATCTATAAACCCAAAACTTTTATTTTTCTTTAGACTACATTCGCCAATTAGGGAAGTACGAGCATTTAACTTATCTTCAACTTTTTTATTTGCGGTTTCATATTCGGACTCACGCTCTTGTAAAGCAGCTTGAGCATCAGTCAAATGCTGACTGTACTCTTGATAAACTTGGTAATAGTCTGTTGTGTTTTCAGAAACTTCGTAGGGTTTATCATAGCCATTTTGTTTTAGGGTATCTAATGTGTTCTGATAAGATTTGATTTTAACTTTTAGCTCATCAACTCCATATAATTCCCACTGAGTTTCCCATTTGTCGATCGGCTTTACCTTATCATCATCAGACTTGTAAATGTTATCAATGGCAATCTTAATGTTAGGAATAACTCCATCAACATAAGCAGTATAAGTATACCAGCAACCATCTTTTCGCATCTGAAGTTGTAATTCATCACCTGTTAAAATGGTCTCATATGTGCCATCTTCTTTTTTAATGGGCTCACCGTTCTCATTCTTTTTAGCATATCCATACTCTAATAAAATGAAATTAACAGCATCTATATAGATGTCAAGTTGCTTTTGAAGTTCATCTTCCTTGAATGTATCCCAATCAGTTTTTAAACCATCATTAGGAACACGATTTTTAATTTCAGCAGCAACTTTCTTGTACTTGCCCCACATTCTGGTAAGATAAGAATAATACTCTCTACGAGTCATTTCTTTTGAAGTTCCATCATCAAGAGTATAAGTTACTTTTTCGTTCTTGGTACTATCCCAATGTGTTCCTCTATATTTCAAATAAGCTTCATATTTGTCAATCAGATCCTTAGAAACTAATGGCTCTTTAAGAACATATGATAAATTATCAATAGTAATTTCACCAAAGTTTACATATTTAATATCAAGATTCTCTCCACCGGCCACATTAAACTGTGTATAGACATCATTTGTTGCCCCGGTTACACTTAAAGAATCAATATAGTTTGTTGTGCTTAGAGAAATACCTGTATCTTTACCAAGTTGACTGATATGATAACAATTGATCTTCCTATTTAATATGTCAAATGTGAACACGCATCTATAAGCCTGTGCTACTTTCTGAGTTAAGAAAGCATAAACATTAATAGACTCTTCTTCAAATGTACCTCTTACGAAGAACCATTCGTCTTCTCCGTTCTCATTTTGTCTCTTATAAGGAATAAGCCATTTGGTATTTCCCTCTTCATCAATATAAGATTCATCAACATGTCCAACAGACCACCCCGGCAAGTTTTCAAGAACTAAATCTAACAAACTTAACTGATGGTAGTTAGGATCATATAAAGCAACATAGCGTTTTAAGATCTTATTACCTGTTAATTTATCTTCGATAACATTCCCATCAGCAGTATATTCTTTACTTCCTGTTTTTCCTGTATTAACATAGAAAGTAACTAAATCTTTATTCTCTAACTCAACATCACAAGACTCAGCTTTGACAGTCTTCATTTCTGAATATCCATCAAACTGAACACTTGGGACCTCAGTGATCACAAAGTATCCAATACGATCTATATAAATTTCCATTCCTTTATCTAGATATTCATATCCATTTGATAAGACAAAATTTGCATCATTGTTGACATCAATATACTTTTCTACACTAAAACTTAATTCCCATCTATCATTAAGAGTAGCAGTGAGAGAAGTAGTAGAAGTGTCAATGCTATTTAAGGCGCAAATTGCCTTGCCTTCTGGATTTACCAGATAAAAATCATAAGGCTCTGTATGATTGAAAATGTCTTTTATAAATTCCAATTCACTCTCACGCCTCCTTTCTGAATTTAAAAAGCTCCAACCTTCTTAGGTTCGAGCCACTTGATTTTTATTTTGCAACGACCTGTGATTTCAATTCTATTTTCTCCTGGAACAAGTCGTAACCAATATAATTTTTGCACAGTGTCCATCTTGAACACATTTGATAATACAATTCCTTTTCCATTCAGTTTAATAACTTGATGTTGGCAATTGATCTCATAAGTGCCTTTCGTATCCCATAAGTGCATCGTGCTGTTGTTGTCTGAATGATTTGTAATTTGAAGATCAGTCCAAAGCTCAGGACTTTCAACTTCAATGGTAGGATAAACATATTGTTCCAATTCATCTGATCCACAATCAAGAACTAAAGATCCATTATGATTAGGTGTTTCTAGTTTGTTTGTCAGATCAAATAAATTGCTTTCTTTTTCTACAAATCCATATGGTGCATTACACTCAAAGTCAATCTTTAAGCCAGCAATTCCTCCAGCAAGAGCAGGAGTAACCTTAGTAACAATGGCATAGAAAATAACAACATTCTTGCTGCCATCACAGCCATAAAATTCTAATTTTCTATAGCTCTTAGGACTTGTTAACCATCTAGTGACTTCAGATACTTCATTCTCAGTAAATCGTTTCTGATCTTCATGAAGAAGAGTAATCTGAAATCCAAGTTTCCCTGAATATTTTGTATTATAAGCATGATAAATGTTACGGTTCATAGTAGTTGAACCGCTTACGATCTCTCTATCAAGACCGAATGAATCTTCGGATTTATCAAGATATCCAATGATCATTTTATGTGAAAAGTCCGACAGACTTTTATTGTTATAAGTAAAACTTATTGCATTTGAATACATAGATTCTCCTTTCTTAAAAATGTCCTGTAAGTACCAATTCTACAAATTCCACCTTTCTTTTTGACGACTTTTGGCATATAATGGTATATGTCATATTAAATGATGCCTGAAGGATATGTAGTAGAAAGAAGACTACAACGATGGTCGACACATTACTTACCGTGTTACATAACGCTGCCGATATTGCCAATATTGCAGCATTTGTGATCTTACTAATCCGCAAATAAAAAATGTATCAAAAAACATAAAGCAAGAGTTTTGTATTTGACTTAAAATATCTATACGCTTCCCTGTCCAATTAGCGCACCGGATACTATAACGAAAACCTACATAGTAGATTAGGCAAAGACAATACAAAAAGATTGCTTTTATTGAAAATTCATTGAATAGAAGCACAATATGTGCTATGATGAATTTGGTAAGTAAGAATAAACAACCACGTTTAGATCTTCAAAAGATTGTAGGATTGGACACCCTACAGGATTAAAAGGATGATTAAAGGAGGAATGAAGGAAACTTTATGAACACGACTAAGACTTAATCATCACTCACAAAAAGACACTCACTATTTACAGTGGGTGTCTTTTTCTATGTCTTTATAATAAATTTCCATCCCTCATAGAAGCAATTTCTTCCCTGATGTACATAGACTTCATTTCAGGAGTCAGCTCATCAAAGGGAGTTAATCCTTCATCATCCATATAATTCATCAGAGCTCCCAACGAAATTGAATACAATCTATTCCTACATTTCATTCGCACAACTCCGATTAATAAAATTCCAATAATAAGTAATAATAATAAATTAATTTCCATTTGATTTCCTCCAATTTAAAAAGAACCCATGCTTTCACACAGGCTCTACATTATTTACCGATCGTAGGCTTACGACCAATTTTGTGATATTCTTTTAGTTTGTTAGCTTGCTCTTGATCATAAACCTGTTTTGCAACAACCTTAAGATCATTCAGAACACTCTTATCAACCATTCCTCCAGATTCTACTTTGATCAATGCATCATAATAAGAAGAGAAGTCTCCAGTACCAGTCATAATATCTTTTGTCTTAGAGGCTTTAACAACTGATTCAGAAATCTTAACAGCTTGTTTCAGCACATCAGATGTTTCTGGTTTCAATAAGATTTCGTCTCTACGGACAGTAGCAATACCATGATCATGATTACTTTGGATTACACCATTAAGTTTAGAAATTGGTATTACATCATCAATGACACCACCGTTTCTTACACCTGCCGCTTTAAGTGCTGTTAGAATCTTACCTGATTGGTTCTTAGAATATTTGCCATTACTGCCTTTATGGAATGTTCCTCCCTTTTTGGAGTTTTTCTTTGTAATTACACCAAGTTTCTTTCCAAGGGCTTCCATTCCTCTAGGGTTATTAACAACATCAAAACCACGACTAGCCAAATAATTGTTTAAAGCTGACCAACTCTTCAATTGAGCTTCTGTGTAAGGGTTTCCAGTATGAATTTTTAATCCATACATTTTACCTCTTTTTTGCTGATTAGTTAATTGAACCGTAACAGCAATATTGGCGCTTACTCCATTAGAGGCTGTACATGTTACCATAACTGTTCCTTCATAATCGGCTCTTACAGCTGTAATGGTACATGAAGTACCTGATCCATTAGCTGTAACATGGCTTGAATCTTTAGATGACCATTTAAATGATTGACCTGACGCATCTGGTGGAGTAATCTTTGTAATATTAACAGTTCTACTTTGCCCAAGATTGAGAGTAAATCCATAGGTACTTAATTCGAATGATACTATGCCATGTTCCTGCTGTTCAGGTGTTTTCATAGAACCACTAACACCACTAGCATTTCCAGTTTCAACTTTTGAAGAATCAACCTTAGAACCTGTAATACCAGTTGTACCAGTTACATTAGTATCAGGATTTGCAACATTATTAGTCACAGAGCTGTTCTTGTTCTGAGTATCCTTTGCGTTCTGTTCAGGTGTCTTGCCATTGGCAGAGCTATTGTATTCAGAATGATATAACTCACTTAGTCCATTAATAAGTCCAGAATTAATAGTAGTGTCATTAATCTTCTTAAATACATCAGAATAAGAATCTCCAACCTGTTTTAAGAACTTGCTAATAAGCTTAGATTGTTCATCCAGAGAACCGCTTAAAGATTTAAGCTGTTTATCCAAAGACTCTTGTAATTTTTCAGTCAGATCATCGTATCCTTGGGATTCTATAGAATATTGATGTTCTTTCTTAGTATCATCCATTTGTTCCTGGGCATCGGCAATCTGAGCGTCTAATTTGGCTCTTTGTGCTTTCGCAGCTTCACCTTCGACACCCTCTAAAGCAGCACGCTGGGCCTCAAGAGCTTGCAGATCTTTGGTCTGACTCTTGATATTTTTGTCATAATCATAATATTCTTTCTTACGACTTAAAGCCTCTTTACGCTTATCAATAACTTTGACAAGAGCATCAACTTCAGCTTGCATTGTTGCCTTACCAAGTTCTACAATTTGATTCTTATAGTCGTTGGTATTTGTTGCAGCCTCACGGAGTTGTTTATTGATTTCAGCTAACTTACTTTCAAAAGCAGAATCTCCAATTTGATGATCGTCATGTAATTTATATAGGGCATTTCTTTGTTCTGTCAGATCGGCCATGTTAAGCTGTTCTTGGCGCATACTATCACTTAGAAGAGCAACTTTAGCCAATCCATCATTCGTAATCTTACCTGTGTCAGGATCATTTAAGTAGTCCTGATTCAACATATTCATAAGATCGTTATTTTCATCGATACGAGTATTTCTCTTATCAATCTTACGACTGCTTTCATCAAGAGGAATCATAATAGCTTCTTGACGTAGCTGTTCATTCTTTTCTCCTAAAGAATCATTCTCTTCACGTCTTGAATACCAGTCATCATAAAGCTCTTTGTATCTTTCAGAATCCTTAGTAACCTTATTCATCAGTTCCTGATCGGTTTTCATGATCTCAACATTGACAGCAGCCCTATCATTGTTTTTAGCGATCTGATCAGTTTTTGACTGCTTAGTAGCATAGTCTCCATGAGCTTCAGCCATAGAAGCAGTATGTTCTAAGGCAGTAGCAGCATGTTCAGCTTCATCTGCAAGTCTTGTAAACTTATCAATTTTGATCTGATCAATTTCTTTTCTTGCATTTGCAATAGCAGTATCAGTATCAGCAATATTATTCCTAAAAGTTTGAATCTGGGCTTCATATGTGTTCTTTTGTTCATCTGTTAAGATTCCCTTTTTCTTAGCCTTATCATACTCTGCCTGATATTTATTCAATTCTTGTTGCTGAATATTTCTCTGATTTTGATATTGTCGAATCTGATTGTTTAGATTAGCTGTTTTATTATCAAAAGTATCTGAACCCTGAGCAATATTAAGATCATTGATCTTTTGATAGTTCTCTAGGATAGCAGACGTTTTAGATGCCATAGCATCATAATAACTAACAACCTTTTCAAGCTTGGTTTGTACCAGTTCTTGTTGTTGTTTCTTAAGCTCCTCAACTTGCTGTTTGCATTGTTTAGCTTTATCATACCAGTTCTTATACTCTTCAACAGCACTACGGATTTTATCATTACTAATAGTTTTGATATTCATAGAGTTGATAGTACCTTTACGTACTTTTTTGAAATAAGATTTTAGAACTTTTTGATTCTTAGCTTTTGAAGCATTTTTTGTTTTAGGAGCTTTCTTAACTGCTTGTTTTGCAAAGCTTGTGTAGAATTTTTCGTATTTCTTTTGTCCCTTAGTATTAGCAGTGATAGAAGAACCAACACTTTTTAAAGCTTTATCGTAATCATCAACAGCAGAAGTAAGACTATGAACATTTTCTGCTTTAGCTGTCCAAAGATCAGTAGCAGCAGTAAGATTTTCAATCTTTATTTCAATGAAATCAAAAGCCTTACCTATCTTATTAAGATAATTTTCAAGAGCTGATTTCTTAGATTTAGATTTGGTTTTCTTCTTACCACTTCCAGAGCCAGACTTACCGGATCTTGAACTTCCAGAACCGGTTTTAGATTTACCAGAAGAAGTAGTTTTCTTCTTTTTGTGTGTAGTAGTTTTGCTACCATTAAATTTAATTTTAATTCCAGCAGAGTTAGCATGAGCAGATCCATGAGCAAATGCTCCTTCACCACCAACAATCTTAGCTCTACTTCCTGTCTTTCCTTTGTTTAGGAGTTCCTTTGTTTGTAGGTGATTAAATACTATATCACCACGTTTGAGGTTCACAAATTCTGGGCCTTGAGACCCTACTGTAAACCATCTGTTACCACGTCAATTATGTTTTCATCGGTTCGCAACACCGACAAGAGTTTTCACTCCTCATGCTTTCACATGAGTTCAGACTATATCTTTTACCTGATTTTATGTATGATTTGTTGTATGAAAAAAGAGCAGAAGTAATTTTACTTTTGCTCTTTGATGAAATTATATTATATATCATCTTTGTTTATAGAAATCCATCTTTTTTTACTCCATTTATATATGCCCTCACAATCGGCGCATAACGTATATTTTTTCTTGCCCCATTTGACTTTAAAATGAACTTCTTCATCTTCCACATTCCACCAAGTTGTTCTGCCTTTGACTTTAAAATGGACGTATTTATGTTTTCCTGGCTTAATGTCAACATATTTTCTTTTGCCAGTAAGTTTAAGTTTTCTATCAAATTTCGTATAATCACAATCATAAGATCGTGCACCTTTAGAATATATTCTAATTGTTTTGTTAGACAAGTTGGTAATTTCTATGTCAAATACATTGTTTCTTGTGTCATAACTATATAAAGCAACTCCACTGGTTTTAATGCTATTGTACCCACTAACGACTACATTAAAAGAACATGATCCCTCATAAAGCTCTTCAGAAGTTATGTTGTCATCATCATTATTTTTATAAACATTGCACAAGGTATGAAGATAAACTTTTGATTTTCCAATACGTTCTCCATATACAAAATTACTAAGTGATGGAGAATCATCGTCATCTTCTTCGTTATCGTAAGTTAAAGAAATATTTTTATTAGAACGCTCCCACGTTGTTGTTAAAAGTTCACCTCCCCATATAAAATCAATAGAATGTCCATCTAATTTTGCATCTCCGCATATCTCTTTGTTTTGACCTAATTTAACATGGATAGTTTTAGGCTTAGGAGTTAAAGTAAAAGTTGAAGCTGAAACATTAGTTGATCCTACACATAAGCAGAAAACTATTCCAGCAAATAGAGTAGTAATTTTTTTCATGTCTTTGACCTCCTAAAATTCCTTTGTAACAGGTTTGGTAAATGGTGTTTCACTTTCATAATAGGTGTATTGTCCAGGGGATACCTTATCAGAATTACCATAAGAAACTATTTCCATTTTGACAATCTTATCCTTTGCTTCAAAGCTACTTTCTTCCCACATAGATTGATATGCTTTTAAATTATAGTAATATAGAGATTGATCGTTTACTACGGTTCCATTTTTATCATAAAAACGAATATCAATATTGGCCATATCATAATCATAATTTGTTAGATTCTTGATTTTTATCTTATAAGTTCGATATCCATATTCTGAAGACTTTACTTCGATTTTTTCAATTTTATATGTGTCATCTATAAGAACAGCGCCTTTCGGACAATCTCCATTCCCTTTTACAAGTTCATTATAGGTTTTTTGATCCTTTTTTGTTGAGAAAGAAAGGTGTGTTTCGTCAACCAATTTTTTTAAAATCTCAACACGGCGACTATTATACACAAAATAATTATATTCTAGTTTTGTTGGAGCACTGGTGTAATCATCAAATAAATCATTTTGTGTATTTAAGGTTTTAATATATTCAGAAATTAAATTTTGTGTATTCTTGTTTTCGAATTGGATTTTAGTTTCTGAATATTTGTTTAGTGGTTTTAATTCAGTAGCAATATACTTTTGCATCATAGCTGCGTAGTCAGATTGGGATTGATTACTATCATCAGTCTTATCACTGATCTCCCACCTTTTTTCGAGCCCGGTTTTTAAATCATTTGCTACTTGTTGGTCTGTGATTTTGGCTTCTCTTTGAGGAGCATTTTTCCCACAAGCACAAAATAAACATAAACCTGTAAGAAGCATACATCCAATTAAAATTTTCTTTTTCATACATTTTCCCTCCATAATTTATTTATAAAGCAATTATACAGCATTCTACATATTTTTCATAGAGAGAATATTTGTTTATCATATTTATCAGGTAATTTATCATTTTGATTTAAACATTACTGTACCGCCATTAGCTTGCGGCTCTACTCCTCATAAGAGGATAGTCGTTGAACCTTATCCTATTCGGATCTTGGCTGCTGATTGTCTATTGTAGCAGAAGCAGGGGATTTAACCTCGCTTCCATATAATTAATTCTTTTTACTTTCGTAGCATTCACATCTAGGCATATTTCATCCTTCTGTTGTAGCTTAATTATCTTTAAGACTTTCCAGCAATTAGATAAATTTTCACATATGTATTACTACATAAGGTCGCATATGTGGTTTATACGACAAGTTCGTCTCCTAATTCTCCTGTAAGAGCTCGTTCATCTTGTTTTAATCCCCAATCGCCACCATTGGCGTGAGCATTACCGACAGATGATTTGAGCTTATCTGTTTTCTCTTGTAAATATTTGTTCTTTTCAGCCTGTACAACAGGATTGATTTCTGATAAATCAGAAATTTTTGTTGTTCCCATTGCAAGAGCACGACTTCCAAGTTTCTTAATTGTTCCATGAGCAAAAGCACTAAACTCTTCAATATCATCAAGTTCGCTATCGTACCAGTCTGTTAAATCATCGACAGTACCTTGAGCAAAAGTATTTGATCTTGGAATAAAAGATCCATGAGCATTTGCAGTTCCGTGTGCTTTAGTTCCTTTTTTCTTTCCTGAGCTTTTGTTGCCCCCGGATGGCGCAGAAGGTGTTTTTCCAGTAACAAAATCAACAATTCGGGTGATATGCTTTGCTGCCCATCCAGCGATTGTTCCATCAGCAAGAGAGGTGTCAGCCTTAAGCTGTGCAGTGTTTACAACTTTTTGGTTTTTCCATTCCTGAACTTTTTGATTGGCTTCGGTAATATCTCCTTTAAGGTGTCCGGTTTTGTCCACTTTAATCCCAAGGTATTCTAAAAGTTTTTGATTAGCTTTAGAAGCATCTACATCTAATTTTCCTTCTTTGTCAATTGGAATATTTAAAAAATCAGCTATTTCTTTGGTAGCTTTTTTAGTATCTGCATCAACTTTAACAGTTGTAGACTTCTTTCCGCCTTTGCCAAGATTGTCAATATCTTGTTTTGCCTTTTTTGTATTAGCCTTTACTTCAATGGTAACTTGACCTTTTTTCTTATGTTTGTTGTATTCATCAACAAGACGTTTAATCTCTTTATCAATCTTATCATTTCCAGTTTTTTCTACAGTATTGTCTTTGCCAACTTTAAGGCCAGATTTTAACTTATTAAGTTGAGTGTTTAATCCAGATTTGGTTTTGATTTGTTTTCTAAAAACACCATTATTGCTTTTACCGCTAATCATATTAGCAGTTTCTTTTTCAAGATTGGATATGGTTGTATTTAAATTCTTGACTCTGTTTTTTAAAGTATCTTGAGCCGCATCAAGGTTTTTCTTTGCACTTGCTTTACCAACATCGGTTTTAGCATTCTTCCAAGTATCATAAGCACTGTTGTAGTCTTTCTGGGCTTTTTGGATAGATTCTCGACCAGACTGAATTTTTTCACGAGATTTTTTCTTCCAAGCCTCATATTTAGAGGTAGAATCTACAGCATAGCCATTGTCATCAGCTGTTGATTTGGCATTTGTAATAATAGAATTACCATACTCAAATGCTTTTTTAGAATATTTATTACCATATTCTTTTACGAGCTTTTTGTCGTTAGAATCAACAGCTCCTTCAAATTTGCTTTCTGCATCTTTAAAATCTGCTTTATCCTGAGCAATCTCAATCTCAAACTTCAGTTTCTTGACCATCTCATCTGGGATATCTTCTCCAGCATTTTTTAGTTTAAGAATCTGCTGTCTGTAATCTTCAATCTGTTCTCCTAATGCTGTTTTACCAGCACTATCTTTCATTCCTTCCCATTTTTTAGTTAGCTGGTCAACATAGCTTTCAGCTTTTTCATACTGTTCTGTGACGGATTTGAAATCAATCTTACCGCCGTAATCCTTTAAGCGGTTCAACACAGCTTCAAAAGGTTCAATACCCATACCCATTGCTTTAGCAGCAGAAGCAGTATTAGTGATCTTTCCTGAATAAGTACCTTCAGCAGTTTTCTTTAAAGTACCAAAATCAGTATTGGCTTTTTGGGATTTGGCAGATAAATCATCTAAGAATTTAACCAGACCGCTATTATCGGAAGTAAAATACTTAGTAGTCTTAGCCCATGTTTTATCAAAAGTAGCAGCATCAGTCTTACCAGAAGAACTCATTACACTTGTTAGTGTTTTGAAATCATCTGTTCCAATAAGCCCTTTGTCACGTTCTTTCTTCTGAGCATTGAATGCTTCACGCATTGCCAAGTAAGTATCACCAGAATCAGCTGTTTCCTTAGCTTGAAGATAATCACTCCAAGTAGACTGAGATTTTGTCTGATTGATTAATTTTAGACGCTCTTTCAACTGATCAAGACTACCTGTCCATTTCTCAGTTTGAGAATTTAAGATATCAAAAGCCTGAGATGCTTCAGTAAGATTTAATCCATCAATGAAAGATTGAGTATCTTTGTTGTCACCAAGTTTTTCTTTGATATCTTCAATCATTGATTGAACATCTTTACCATCTTTTAAAAATCCTTCAAAATTCCCTTTATCGTCCAATTTGAAATCAACATTAAAAGAATCAGCCAAAGATTTGTTTAATTGTTCAATACTAACTCCATCATCTGTGGCAGCCTTTTTAAGCTTATCGTAAGCATCTTTGGTATTATTGAGCCAATTCTGAACACCCTTGTTACTAGATTTATCATAACTTTTTATAAACTTATCAAGAGCTCCTTGTGCTTTATCATCTTCGGCAAATTTCTTTGCTGCAGCAATAGTATTTTCTCGTTGTTCCTTAACCCAATCTTTATCTTTTAGATTGTCTCTAGTCGCAGTGTCTATATTATAGGTATTAGATCCTAATCCTGTAATGAAGCTTTGAGCACGACTACCTAATTTACTATAATCAGTAATACTGCCTGGCAATGAAGTGGCAATATCCTGATTGTATTGATCAAGAGCCTTTTGGGTTTTAGTAAGCCCAGTTTTATATTCTTTAGCATAACCTGAGATTTTAGCGATTTCTTCACTAAGATCCGTTCCCTTAGGTAAGTAGTCTTCAGTTTTGTCCAAAATCTGCTTGTAAGAACCAATAAATTTGTTCATGTCAGCTTGTTTATATAAGTCAAAACTTTGATCTTTTGGTAATTTCAACACATCTTTGGCAGCTTTGTTGAAAGCAGCGGTTAACTGACTGGTTTTATCTCCTTGAAGACTATTTCTTAACTGAGTAGTTAAGGTGTCCATGTCATTACCCCAGAACTTATCAACACGAGTTCCAGAGGCTTTCTTAACTGTTTCAATATTACCTTCAACCAATTTGTCCCAAGTTTCATCAGAAGCATATTTTTTCTGTATGCTTTCTTGCTTCTTCTCCTGAGACTCAATTGCTTTATCCATCAATCCAGATGTTTTAGCAATAGCATTTCCTTCAGCATCATAACCAGAAATAAGAGAAGGAGTAGTATCTAAAATTTCCTTACGAATACTTAAGAATCTTTCATAAGAAGAAGTATCCAAACTGATATTATTACCATACTCATCCACACCTTTGGACAAGGATTCAAACTCAGTTTTGTTTCCTTTAAGAGTAGAGATATTAGTTTTTGTATCAGATAATTTGTCCTGATAGTTTGTACGAGTTTTGTCAGCAGCTTCAATCTTATCCTTATCGTAAGTAGCAGCTTTTTTAATCTTTGTACCAACCCAAGAAAGTGCCATAGCACCTAATTGCATAAGAGCACTAGCAGCTAAACCAATACCAACATTAGCAGCAAAAGCACCAGCCTTAGCAGCAATACCAGAAGCCTTAATCTTTTCAAAAGCAGCACTAACTCCACCTGCAGCAGATTGAGCAATGCTACCAGATTTTTCTACAGCTTCATTAAACTTCTCAAGGCCTTTTCCATAAGTATTTTTCTTATCGGTAAGATCATAGTTGTTTTGTTTGGCTTGACCGTAAAGAGTACTAGCTGTATCACGACCTTTTTCAGTCTTCATTTCATTCTGAAGTCGCTTAAACATGTCCTCTTTTTCTTTGGCGGATTTACTACCAAAAATTTCAGGAACCATGCTATTACTAAAGAAATCTTGCAATCTACTTTGATCAGACTGCATATTCTCATAATTAGCCTTACGTCTTGTAGGACTAAATGCATTTAGAATAGCACTACCAATTGGAAATTCATTTTTACCAGTTTCTTTATTATACTGTACAAGCAAACTGTTTACTCAAGGGCAGGGAAATACCCTATTTTCACACTGGTAAAATATGTATTTGACAACCACTAATGCAATATTCTATACTAATTTTGTAACAAGAGATGTGTATTGTATCTCAAGGTAATAACACACATGGGGCTCACAATTCAGTGAGCCTTTTGTGTATCTGGATCTAACAAGAGAAGAGAGGTTCATAAAGATACCTCTTTTTTCGCAATTAACCTTGCAATATTTGGAAACATAAGTTATAATTAGAAACATCATGGAATAGTTAATTCCCCAATTAATTATTTTCATACAAAGGCATTTCTAGGAGGTAGGGATGCCTTTTCTCCATTTATGGGGTAACGAATCGTTACCTTATAAAATTAACTTTCTAACTGATCTTCCAGATCCTTAATCTTAGAATCTCTAAATGCAATTTTCTTTCCAGTGCTACGATGATTTGTTTCTATGTATCTGCGTTTCAGATTGTTTAATACATACTCTGCAGTCATTCTATACATTGGATTTAAAGAACCAGAAGTTTCAATAATCGCTTCAAGTTTATCATCGATCATTGTTACGATTTTTTGCTTATATTCAGTTGCATTTAGTTTTCTATGGTACTCATAGCGATCTTTCTTTTTTAAATGAACGTGAACATCAATGATCTTATCAACAGTGGCTTCCAGATTTGTGTAATCAGATTTTAAAAGAACACGATCAATGTTGCGTACAGAATATTTAATTTTATCTGCATCATACTGTCTCTGAAGCTGACATTCATCTGAAACCGCTACATTATATAGATCGTTATTATCTTGCTGAAGTTGTGTGATCAGCTCAATCATTCTCTCAAAAGCATCTGTGTATTTGGCTGTAAAGATAAGAGCTTTGTCTCCAGTGAATTTGTTCACTAGCATTGCAAATCCTTTACGATCAATGTAATACATAGGACGCTCTTGGTTATTTAGATCAAGATAAGAGCCGAGGGAAAAATTTCCGGCGGCTAATTCAGGGATGACTTCTATAAAATGACGAATCTTTTTCATTACGTCTGCATGGTCTTTCCCATAAGTCTCAGCCACATTGAGAGAAGTAGTGTACACGTCGCCATTGATCTCTTCAAGACCAAATTCCTCATTAATTTCTGCGATTTCACATTCAATAGTTTTCTTTGATTTTTTTAAAAATTCCATAATTCAAATACTCCTTTTAATATAAATTTAATTTCAAAAAGGGGTCGCATTTCACGACCCCCTATCAACAACAATCTCACCAAACTTTAATCTTCAAGATCCCCAACAACTCTGTAAACAAGTTTCTGACCTTTACCAGTTACATAAGTCTGTGGAACAATCACATTGCAAATCACATGTTCACCAACTTCAAAACATCCGTTCTCAACGTATCTCTGATATGGCATGTTGTCCCGCATCAGGATTCCATTGTTTCTAAGAATCTCAAAAAGGCGATTCCTTCCAATGTCATATCCATCATTCTGTAACAACTTGGCCATTGTGTTCATGTCGATCGTATCAGAAGAAGCAGTAACACATCTTGCAAAATCTACATCTTCTTTGGAAGCTTCAAGTTCCCCTCTAAGCTCTGCGATTGTAGCTTGCTGAATTTCCAGTGCCTTAAGTACAAACTCTGCTTCAGACAGATTTTTATATGGAATATATCCACCAGTGCGTCTAATCTGTGGAAGAACCTCAGATGTTACCCATCTACGGAATCTTTTAGCTGAATCTAATTTACTATTGAAAATTAGATCATAAACACCAGATTCATTGATGACAGTCACATTTCGCATTTGACTTGCGTACTCGATTTGGGTACGCAGCTTATCCTCAACATCTACGTGCTTTGAGACAGCATTTCGATAGTTAGAATATCCAAGTGCGATTGCAATATCATTTCCAACGAAGTATGGTGTTCCTTCTATCTCAATACATCTGATTGATCCAAATTCATCGTTTACGAAGTTCATGATCTGATTGTTATTTCCTACTTCATTTTCTGCTTTTGTTAAATTTGCCATATTAAATTCTCCTTTTCTTCAGAAAGGTGCACCAAATGGCATAGAACAGATGGTGCTGATGATTTGCTTATCCTTCTATGCATATATGGCTAATTTACTACCCCTTTAAAACACCAGGCTCTACCTAATGTTTTAAGACTCAATTAATGTGGTAAGTCTGCTAGAGCAGTATAAAAAGAGTATTAAATTATGTTAATAAGTATTTATAATATATCATATAAAATTCATTTCCCTATGTGCAAGCATGTTTCCATGCTGATAATTTTCTAGCGGCACATTCGCATACAGTTCTGATCATCCCTTTCTGATGTCACTCGTAAGGTGAGTTAACCAGATTCCCATTATGATCGATGGACGTTCCTCTAATATAGAGGCTTCGCTGCGGATTCTGTATAAATATTGATCTTATTACTATATCTTAGGAATTACCCCTTGCCCTTAATACATCACTGTACTAAGTTAGTAATCAATATCGTTTAACAGTTCCCGTACATAAATTATCAAAAAGTATTTCAGTTTCGGTTGTTTTCTAAGTAATCTCTTATTTGTATCACCATTTCGATACAAACTCGTTCTGTGTTACCACTAGATTGCTCTGGGCATTGTACATGAGGACAACTGATAATTTGCCCTACCCAGCTTTCCTTTCGCTCCTGCGACTCCTAAAGCGCCCATAAAGGCTGTTCTAAGAAGCCCAGCTTTAGTTACTAAATTTGTTATTTGAGTTCCAGCATCTACAAGTCCTTTGATAAAATCAGAAGAAATAGAAGTGTTCCACATTTCTTGGAAACTTGCTGTCAGCTGATCAACTTTACCTTGGATGGAATCAAGTTGAGTTTCGTTTTCACGAAGAGCTGATCCTTCTGAGTTTTGTGTTTCGTTGTAGACTTTTTCAAGCATCTCTGGATTCTGTAAAATACTGGCAACAATATTAGCTCTATTTTTTCCTGCAATTTTCTCTAAAATAGAAGCTTGTTTAAGGTCACCACCATCGGTAGAACCAATTTCGCTCCAGATCTTACCCAATCCAAGTAAAAATTCATATGGATTTTTATAAGATCCATCATTTTTTAATAAATCAAAGCCTTTGTAGTCGTTTGATGCTACTTTAGTTTGATTTTTAATGAGATCTCTCAACTGAGATGTGTTCTGAATGTAACCATCAACATCTTCACCTGCTTCTTGAAGCACATTCATATCAGTGCCTCGAATTCTTAAGGATACTGTTTTTAAACCAGCTCCAACGCTCTCAGGATTTTGCACGACGGAATTCCCAACTGTAGTAAGAGCAACTGACTGTTCATAGTTAGCACCTGCCGCCTGTAAAGCACTAGCAGATCTCTGTAATGAACTAGCAATCTCATCTGATGAAATAGGCTCTAAGTTACCGATATTATTCAAAACATCAACAACATTTTCTACATCGTCAGCACCTTTATTGAATCCCTGCATGATAGAAATCAATGCATTAGTAGCATCATCTACTTGCTCAAATTCTGATACATTCATGAGAATACCTGTCCATTTAGACATCTTCTCAGAATCTTGTGTGTTATAACCTAATCTAGCCCAATCAGCAGTAGATTTAGTTAATTCCACAGCATCTCTACCGATATCTTTACCAGTAGCATACATATCTTTTTCGACAGTAGCATAAACATCACTCGTATCACTTGTGACTTTCTTTAACTCTGTCATTGCAGCATCCATTTCTTTGATGCTTTCAATTCCTTGTTGGAATCCTTGCCATACGACATCAATTCCACCCATTGAGATCAAGTACTTACTTAACTTAGTAACTTCTTGACCCATATCTCCAACAATTTGTCCGAACAAACTCTTATATTCAGAACGACTCTTAAGCTGTGATCTAGCAATACCAGTATCCTGATTAAAATTAATAGCATACTTTTCAAGCTTTCCATCATCTCTTGATCTTGCTTTGATATAAGCAGCCATTCCATTTCTACCCATACTAGTTTCAAGAATGTTACTGTTTACACCAGAAGCTCTAAATAATTCTTCAGCTTTAGCTTCATTGAAATCATTTAAGGATAATCCTTCTCCGATAACAGTTCCCTGATTGTTCTGGAGCTTAAATTGGTTTCTTTGTCTTCCAAGTTCCGTAAGAGAAGCGCTTAGCTCATTGATACGTTTTGTATCTTTTTCAATCTCTTCATCATTAAAAAGAATTTTTCCATCGTGTTTGTTTTTAAGGTCATCTAATTCTTCAATAACGCCCCTAACTTTTATAGCAAAGTCTTCGGTATATTGATTAAGATCCTGATTAACAATTGTTTTTGATAAAGCTCTGTTTGCTGCATTTTTTACTTTCTTAGACTCAGGATTGACTAAGCCAAGAATAGATTCTTCATTATTACTTGCTTTAGCATTTGGAGATTTTGTGGTTGTACCTCCACCAAAAATCTTATTCATATGCTTAAGACCAGTAGCAATCTCACCAGTAAGATTAAATTTCTTATTTAAATTATCAACCAGTCTTGTAACTTCACGAATTGAACTACCAATACCAGCAAAAGCACCTGCGATCTTAGCAGAATAAGCAGTAGACTTGTCAGCCAAATTAGCAATCTTATTTGTCATAGTCTCAATATCAGAAGCTTTCTTGTCTGTAAAAGACTGTCCTGTATTGAACTTAACTTTTAAATCAAGATTCTTTTTTAGGTCATTGATAATCTTCTCAACAGTAACCAAATCATCTAATACGGCATCAGTATTAATACCAACTTTAATGGGTTCAGAAGCTTTCTCTCTTAAAGAAGTAAGCTTGCTTTCGGCTTGTGTTAACTCTTCATCATTAACATTGATGTCAATTTTTGTGTCTCCACTGTTAGAATCCTCTTTAAATTTTTGAGTTGAAGTAATAGCTTTCTCAAGATCTTCAACATTGCCTTTAAAATTAACCGCAACGTCAATAGCATCCTTAGAGCGAAGTTCATTTACTTGTTGAAGAATGTTATCAATATTCTCTGTATTAGCTTTAAAATTAATAGTAATATCTATATTTTCTTTTGACCTTAGTTCATTAATTTCTTGTAAAATTGTATTGAACTCGGAATCGTTTGCTTTAAGATTAACAATGATATCTTTGCCTTCGTAAGAAGCAATCTTTTCATCAACCTTAGCTAACGCAGATTCTAACTGAGAAGTGTCAGCAGTAACTTTTACAGAAGATTCTTTGAGATGTTCACCTTCTGTAACACTGTTTGTCTTAGTTTCAGTAACATTTCTGCTTGGAAGTTCACGAATTGCATCTTTGTTTTTGCTTAACCATTCACGGCTTTCTTGAGACCAAGGAGTTTCAATAGTAGCTCCTTTTTCAGCTTTAATAGATGTGTATGTATCAACAGTTTTAACAGCTTCTTGAAGACCTTTAGCTTCCTCGGCATAGATATTTTCTTCATTCTTAATCTTTTCATTGAATTTCTGGATATATTCTCTAGCGCTTTGGAAAGTACTGATCAGGTCTTTGTTACTCATGTCTTTCATGTCAGCAGGCATTTCAAAATCTCTATCAACTTCCCTTTGACGGAGTTCTAATTTTTTAACTGCTTCAGATAAGAATTGTGTAATATTTTTATCAACAGCATGAGTAGTAGAACCTTCTTCTGGCTGATAATTGCTTAGTATTTTACTGTAATACTCGGCTTTTTGTAGTTCCTCATCGGTAAGAGTTTCACCTTTGGATTGTTTTTCCATCAGGTTCTTACTACCGGCTTTTGCACCGTTGTATTGTTGAGGACTAATTGCTTGTCCTTCTTGAAATTTATATGGTTTACTAGAGTCGAACCCAGAAATCAAAATACCTTCTTGGGCTAAAATATCACTCCATTGTTTATTGAATTGGTTTTTAAGTTTATTAGTTACTCCTGTAGTCTTTTTGATATTTCTATCAGTGCTAGTCATAGCCTGAGTAAGAGCCTTATTAACCTGTTTAACAACATCCTCTTCGATCGGAGATAAAATATTTTTTAAGTCGATTCCCTGGGCTTGGAACAGGCTTTTATAACCTTCTGTACCTGCAAAATCAGTTTGTCCTGTTAGCAATTCTTTTATAAACTTTTGTCTAGAAGTAATAGTATTTCTTAACTCACCAGCTCGTTTGAGCATTTCATCGTTCTTACTCCAATCAGAATTTGACATTAAACCATGCAGTTCTTCAAAAGCTTTTCCAATGTCTTCTTGAGCTAGCATTCCGGCCATTGCATATTCTTTAAAATCATTTAAAGAGATACCATTTTTAGAATTACCATGTAATTTGTTATATTGTGTTTTAGATTCGTTGTAAAAATCTTTATATTTATCTTGCTTATAAGTCTTTTTTTGTACTTCGTTTACCTTAGAAGCAGCTCTTGTGGCAAGATCACTGTCCTCGTAGCTACGTTTAGAAACCTTGCTTAAATTGTCGTTCTTAATTTTTTCAAGATCATTGTAAGTAGTTTTAAGATTCTTTAACTTCTTTTCTGCATCGGCCAGATCTTTAGATTCATATACAAATTGAAAATTTGTTAATCCAGTTTTATCAATATAACTTCTGATGCTTTTAGCAACTTTATCCATAGAGGATTTATTGATATTAGCACCAATAGGTACTTGGACTTGTTTAAAACCATTTACTACTTCGCTTTTAGCTTTTTCTAAAGAGGCTTGATCAACGTCAACCCCCATAGAGGCAGTAAAAGAAATTACTTGTGTACTTTCTGCCATTTATTAGTTCACCCCCTGTGATTTAAAGTCAGCTATCATTGCAGCTTTTAATTCGTTCATATATTGCCCTTGTACGATCGCCATAGCTTCTTGAGCACAACTAGCTTCCAACTCAGCTCTTCGGCTGTTAACATCGTTCTCTATAGTCTGCATAGGACTAGGAGAAGAAGTAGGAGTTCCAACATTGTATCCACCATGTTCTCCACCAATAAAGTCCCATTCAAATACTGTTTCAGGACTCTGATTATAGTGCCCACCTATAGAAGCAGAAGAGATAGTAATTCCACCTTTCGCTGTTCCAGGCCCACTGATAGTTTTAACCAAAGGTTGACTAGCTTCATATAGTCCATAGCTTCGTCCATATTGCTTAGGACTGTAATCTCCATAAAAGCTGGCTGCAGCCAATTCACCAATTTCTTTCAATTTTTCTGATGCCAATTGAGCAGCCAAATTAGCTGCAGCAACATTCATTTTCGTTAACACTTCCTGTGCTTTGCTCATGTAATTCTCCTTCCATTAAAAAAGAGCCTCACATGAGACTCTTTCAAAATTATTCTACTTTTAATTTTTCAATCATTGTTTTCATAACTTCAGTACTATCAATTCCTTTAGCACCTTCTACAATAGCTTCCTGAATGCTTAGATTGATAAATCTTAATTCTCTTGAAACAATGGCTTCTAAAGAATTATGATTTCTCATATGATCTTCCCAAGCTAATTTATATAGTTTTTTGAATTCTTCAAAATCTTTGCCAATTTCCTCTAAGATTCTATCAATCAATCCAGCTTCAGTAAGAGAGTCTAATACCTCGTAAGTACTTTCTCCTTCAAATTCAATATTTGTATAAAGCTGTAGAGTAGTAGTGATCAATACATGATAAGCACTGATTGAATTTACAGTAACTGTATAGCTTTCGCTTTCTTTTCCTAATGCCTTAATGATTTCTTCAATTGCGGTAATTTTTATTGCAATTGGAACATAATGACCAATCTTTAAGCTTGGGATAGCATGTTCTAATGTAGCTCCCTCTACAGAGCTATTAAATTCCTCAATAATAGTGTCTAAGTTTACTGTATTTTCTCCCATAGTTATTTCTCCTTTTCTTTTTTCTGTTTCTCTTTTTCTTTTCGTCTCTTTCTTCTTTGAGACTGAATATATTCATAAGTTTTCCATCCACCATCAATCTTTGAGTATGCTACCCAATAAAAGTTGATATGAGGATATTTATATAGAAGTAATTTTCTTTTCATAGGTGCCACATGATCTGGCATACCTTTTACGTCAATGACATCTTCATGTCCGTCTTTATATGTAAGTACAAAATCTGCTACATATTTAATAGGAAGATATTTTTTATCTTGATGTTCAAATCCTTCCTGTAATAAATATTCTTTCTGTCGTTCACAATAGGTGATTTCCCCTGAAAGAATACCCGGAAGAACAGCATCTCTGTAAAATCTCATCTCAAGAGCAGAGTCAAATACGATCCCATCACACATGCGATTATCGGTTCGCTTACTAACATTGTACTTACTGTCTCTTTGTTTCTTTTCGCTCATAGTCCTCCTTATAAAATCCGTATAATAAAAAACAGCAGAAGTGCCTGCTGCCATAATGTTCTAAATTAATTCATGTTTACACCAAGCATCATACAGGTGCTTAGTGTCTTCTCTGTTCCAAACAAATAAAATTTTGTTCTGATCGAATCTATTGTCTGGAATGATATCCAAAAGTTCAGCTCCATAGCTTAAGTATTTAAAGTTCTGAAGCATATTTGGAATAAATACACATTCATCCGGTTCATAAGTCTTCCCGGTAATTCCACTTGTAGTTTTCATAGTTCCTCCTGCTTATAATTAAAAAAAGAGAGACACATAAAACCTAATGGCTATGTGTCTCTCAGTGATCATTTCTTTTCACTAAGAGATCCGCAAACCTATCTCCATTTCTTCTTACCACGAGAGTAAGGAGAAGGAGAAGAGGAAGGGGATTGAGCCGTTTTGTTGGTCTCAGCGAAAACTTTCTCAATAACGCCTAAAACGTCAGGGAGAAAGTCAGATTTGTTAGTTAAATCACACTTGTCTAGTTTTTGTCTTGTTTGTTCAGCATTGCATTCGCCTGTAGAATATCTCTGACAAGCATCAAATACTTTTCTACAATTGTCTGAATCAAAGATAAAATACCAAGATGGTTTATCTCTATCGACATCACAATGAGGACAGTAGTGATATGCCTTCCCACAACAAAAACAGGTTCTCTGTTTCGTTTCTCCCATGATATTCCTCCATTTCTAAATCGTTTCCAATCAAATAGCTGCCTTATCATCTGATAAGACAGCTTTTAAATTTGATTATTCTGTAGGCATTTTTGGTACGATGATATCGAAAAGTTTCTTTTCTTTATCACAGTACTGTTGCATACACTGGATTTCAAATGGATGTTTACCATCAGTAGAGAATGTTAAGTCCACATTAGAGCTTAACTTAGCCTGTGGGAATACAAGATAAGCATTATACAGTGTACTTACGTTACATACGTCAGCACCTAAAATCTGTACAATCAGTTTTCCAGCTTTAGGGAATTTTGTAGCACTGTTAGTTACTTTAACAGCTTCAGCTGTCTCATATTCGTATTCAACGAATAACTGAGAACCTTTAGATAAGCCAGTTGGTAATGTTACACTATCTGTTCCTTTAGCATGAACAAATTTATCATCACTTGCAGCTGCACCATTAGTATATTTCTTCCCTAATGTGCTATCACCTTTTAATTCATAGATGTATTTAATCTGCTCTGTAGGTGTGTGTTTTAATGTAACAGCAGTACCAGCTGCAATATCAATTGTTTCGAAAGCTGTAGCAATTACTTTAGACTCAGCATCAGCAACCTGTTTCTTTGTACCAAACTGAGCAGCAGCTAATCCTAAATCGAATAAAGAGTTAGTTGCAGAGAAAGTAGCTTTCTTAGCTCTATCGAATTCCATAATAGGAACTTCAAGAGCATCAGTAGCCTGAGTTGTGTCAGACTCGCATTTAATAGATGGCTCTGTAATCTGATTAATAGACCATAAGATTTCTCCTGTGTCTGTATCTACCATGATTGCACGTAAGCATCTATCGATGACAAAGTTATTAATGTCGAATGTACTTGCCATGTTTAATCCTCCTTGAAATATTTAAAAATTTGTATAAAAAAAGCAGCTCCATAAGAGCTACTTAATCCAATTAAGGTCTTCAGTTTTGATTTTTGAGGTATCTATCATACCTGAATAGCATCCTTGTAAAAGTGCAACAGCTTGTTTCTTTTTCTGAATCTGTTCAACGCTAGACATAAAAGCTGAGATATTTAAATCTTGAACAGATTGATAATCATACTTGAACTCTTCAGTATTTACCATTGAGATAACAAGAGGAAGAAGTATTGGTTCAAACTCTTTGTTTTGATTCATTTCATATTTCATCTTGTCTTCTTCAATAAGGATTTTTTTAGTTTCTTCGTTACCAGCGATTTCTACTTTAGGTTTGAGGCCGTGCAAAGATCTAAAATAATCACATATTTTGATATAGGCTAGCTTGTCAATCATGATGTCGTCTTCCATATCAACAAGAACAAGGTCTCCATTTACTTGATTTTGAGCCATCTCAAATTTACTGAGGTCAACTCCCATGAACAATCGTTGAGATATGTCAGTTTCAAGAGTTGGAGCCATGAGCATAAATAAATCAAAGTCTTCAACTTCTTCATAGTCTAATCCCAATTTAAAAAGCCTATATTTCATATCACTAGGAATACAGGTTAACGTAAATACAGCTTGGAAGTATTTGTCTTCACCCATCTCTTTTATGTCTCTAAGAGTAGGCTGATGAATACTTATTGCATCATTGATATAATAATCATCTCCGAAAATGATAGACAGGTCTTTATCCATGATCTACCGTATTGTCAGGAATTTCCTCATGTGAGACATTGTTATGGGCATTATTTCTATTGTCCATTCGTCCCTGATAAGGATTACTTGGAGTGATCACTCGGAATTTCAATGTCCTGCAAACATATCTGGTATCAGTAGTTCCTGACACATCGTATGTAAGTTTCATTTGAAATCCTAAATTGTTACTCCACTGAAAATTATCTCTGATGCAATATCCTAAAAGATCATGTCTTTCAGCTCCATAAGGAGTAGCGAGATTATCTTCGTGGCAAAATACTCTAAAAGTACATACCTGTTCTTTCATCATCCCATTTCTGTCATTGATATCTACATCATCAATGTCGAAACAAATGAAATTCTGGACTTCAGATTGTACTGGTTCAATATGAACTGCGGGGAATATGTTTACTCCCAAATATTCATCTGGAGAGTTTGAATCAAGTTTTGGGTTATCCAAAAGCTCGATAATATCAGAATCATTGTAAAGAATTTCTTTAATAATCCTTTTCTTGTAGATAATATCATCATCTATGTTCTGAAAATCTCTTATCATAATCCAATCACCTCCGTCTGAAATTCAGCTGTTAAATCATCTACAAATGCTTGGATGGTGATCGTCTCACCAATTAGAGAGTACACCTTATGACATTTGATATTCACTGTTGTGTCATCACAAACAATGTCAAAGTCATCTAAGTGACCCTGTGGTACTATAACATTCCACTCCACTTTTTCAGGAGAAGAAGTAGTACCATCTCCACGTTTAATAATAGTAGAGAATTTTTTAGCACTACCGCCACATTTAATCTGTGGTTTAGCACCAGCAAAGTTGATCACCAATTTATCATCTGGAAGATCAGGCAACGTAGGCTTGTCTTCATCAGTTTCAATAGTTGGTGGAACTTCGGTTTTATAATAGTCGGCAATCAATTCGTCCACATTGTCTGTGTGACCATTGAAAGCATCTTGTTTTAATGTAATTTTTGTAATCCCAAGAGGAACTGCATCCTCTCGTTTTGTAACCTTCCATGCCACTGGATGTAATGGGTTACGTGTAATTAAGAATCGTGTATCGTAATCTATGGTGTTTGTAACATCATTTGTTGGAACCCAGAATGAAATCTGGTTTTCTATACTCGTGATCAAATAATCGGTCCACACACCAGAATTGTTCTTAGTTTTATATTTAAGTCGTTAGCTTAAATAGTTTTAATTTACATATAAAGAAAGATATTTATCATATTTTCGTTGTAGATATATATTAGCGTCTTTATACATCCAATCAGCGACTATTTTTCCGTTTTCACCATAAAAATCAATTACTCCAGTAAAGTCGTTTCCCTTTTTTGCTGGTCTTAAATTAGCTTTTATGTCTGGAAAAAATTTAGATATCACTTCATAAAATTTAGAGCAAAACTTTTTAGTAGATGTGATAGAAATAATGTTTTTTCTTACACAGCCATTTCCATCAAAATATCCCCTAATAAAATGAGAATGTAAATCTTCTCTAAGCCATGTTGGGTATTCTAAACAATAGCTTTTTCTTGGAACCATTCCAAGTGACTGTAATTGACGACACATATATGCGCTAAAGATTAATAAAGTATATTGATCTTGATATGTATATCCAAAATCATGCTTATTAGAATTATCTACAAATCTTAAAGGATGTTCATTGCCAATTTCCTTATTAATTCTTTCAAGGATAGGACGATCACCTTTCTGTAAAGACATAGATATAGTCTGTTTAGGCATATAATTAGAACCATCTGCATCTAAAAATCCTAAAATATAAGCTTTTTCTGGAGTATCTATTTCATCAAAATAATGTTCATTTACTTTATAAGTTCTTTGGCCATTACCAATTCTTTTGATTCCATAAGTGTCCAGAATCCTTCCAACAAATTTATGATTGACACCATATTTTTTACCAATTGCTACAGAAGAAACTCCATCTCTATACATTTGAGCCATATCGTCTTTATGCTTTTGTGAAACGTCATTATGAGTAAAACGTCCACCCTTTAAATCTTTTATAATTTTATGAATTTCAGGATATCCATCTCCTGTAATGTCTACAATTTCTGATAAAGTTTTTCCTTTTTTAAATAAATTTCTATAATAATCTGTTTCGTATTTCATTGAATTTCCTCCTAAAAATTTCAATATAAAAAAGACAGTAATTGTTGTGTTAGGAGCACAACAAAAGAGGAGCTACCTCCTGTCCTGTCTTAATTAACTATTTATGTAAACTAAAATCCTTATGCTTTCACACAAGAGAAGAGCACATCAACACCATATTGTAAGTACAACTTAGGTGGCTCCCATTTTCAGGCACTTGCCCTACTTTGCTCGTTGAAGGTTTCTCTGTTCGAGACTTCCCGGCTGATTGTCCAATTTATTTTTTTTCAAACATTCACGCTCGCCCATATTTCATGACCACGTTGTAGTAAAATAACTTTAAGGAGTTTCCAGCAAAAAGAGAGCTTTTTCACTAACAAGTTTCCCTGATAGTGCGCACAAATTTACGAATTTCGGCTGCGGATCGCACCAAGACATGAATACACTTTCCCATTTGCAACCCACTTAAAAGTCCAATTGCAAAGAAGAATATTGTACCGATAGAAAAGAGGATGATTATCATGATCAACAATTAACCAAGTACTAAATTCCTCATCATTATTGACAGGAATATCTACATAAGTTCCTAAAGGATACTTAACCCCTGGTCTAAACTGCAGATGATAATCAATCGCATCTTTACTGATACTGTTTTTTGTATATGCTAAAAACTTTGCGTCAACATCTTCACCTAATATCCTACATTCCCGAAAGGCGGGGTCCTTTGTGAATGTGACATCCATAGCTTTCAGCGAATGGGCTCTGTACTTTTTAGAAGCAGCAGTACTATGAGCACCATTATTTAACCTATTTCTATAACTCTCTAGACTCATCTACATCATCCTCCTTGATATGGTCAACAAGTGATGTAGCATCGAGAATAGCTTTTCTATAAGCTGCATGATCGTAATCTTCTTTTAATGCTTCGTCTCTAGCCTGAGCTAAGATAGCAAGAAGATCTAATACGACTGTCTGATTAGAAAAGATTTTATTGTATCCAGATAATTTCCATAATAATCCTGCAAAGTATCTATCCAAATTAGGATCTTTTTCTTCACGCATATATAACAGCTTGAAGATGGAATTCTGAATAGTCTTTTTATGAGCATGGATCTGCTCCTTTGGAAAATTTCCATATTTGCTATTCATACATTTCTCCTAACTATTGTTCTGTCTAAATTTTTCTGTTTGATAATCTCTGTAAGCTTTTTGTTTTTCTACTCTGATCTGATCTCTCAAGGCCATTACCTTATCTAATTGATTTGATTGAGCATAAAATTTTTCTTCAGCTCCACCAAAAATCTGTTTAGTAAGAAGAGTAGAGTTCACCTGAGGGCGAATCCATTCTTCTACCATAGACAAGGCTAAGATTTCAATTTCAATATTTGAAAGATCATCTTCAAAGACCCCTTCAGTATCATCTCTCTTGGAAAGATCAGAAGTACATTTGCTAAACTTAGAAATACTTGCAGTTAAATAACCTAACAGCATTTCATTGGCATCTTTATCAGATAGATCAGCAAAATCATAATCTTCGATCTTTAATAAGAAAACAGAGTAGATGCGTTCATAAGAGGTCATAATATACCTCCTAGAGCACTAACTTAGCAAACTCAGTTCCCAGTGATTTGTCGATTGTTTTCACAATACGAATACTATCTAACTGTCCATCTTTAATAAGTTTTGCAGCAGCTGTTCTAGCAGCATCTTTAACTCCTTCAGGAGCATTGTTTAAGAATGACTCTAAGGCATCTGGTGTCTTATCAAAGAAACTTCTAGGATCATCTAATCCATAGAACTGATTTGTAATTTCCTGTAACTGAGGGTTTTCCTTTAAGAAATCTTCATCCATAACAATAAAATAAGGATAAAACAGGTAATCGGATTTTCTGGCTAACATTGCCTTTAAGTCCTGATACTCCACATCAGTAATTTCTCCATACTGGAGCCACTCATATCGAGTACGAGATTTTGCGAATGTTTCGTGATAAATTAATTCTCCTGTTGTTACTGACATACAAGGAATTAATTCCTCCTTGTCAAACACACGAGCTTTTGGCTCTGGTTTAGGAGTAGCTTTTTTTGTTCTAGTTCTTTTCGCTGTGGACTTAGCAGCAGCTTTTTCCTCGACTGCATTTTCTGTGTTAGTTTTATTAGTTTCTGGCATTTTATATCTCCTTTTTAATATCAAAAGAGCCAGCATTTAACTGGCTCAGATTTTATCCTACTGTAAATTTGTAAGTTCCGAATAACTGGTTGATAACAACATTGATACCAAGTTTCTGCATTAACTCGTACTCATATGTCATATCCTGGTTTGTTGCGCCATCATTGACCTGTTTAACAATAGCTTCACCTTCATTAACAAGCTTGATAGGTTTGTTATCAGCATCAATAGGCATTAACAGTAATTTCTTATTGTCAAGCTTTTTGTTTCTTGTTCCCTGTTCATTAACCTGAGGGATAGCCATTAATCTGATTCCTTCAAACTGTCCTAGTGTACCAGTTGTATGTCTTTCATTTCTCATATCGTCTGAAATCCAAGCAGATGGAGAAAGAGCGATAACCTGAGAAATAGCAGATCTTGTACCACAGATAACAACTTCTTTACCTGTATCTGTTTCAAGATTCTGAACAGCTTCAATTAATTTATCAGCTTCTAATTTACCTGTGATCTTTAAGTCTGTAGGTAATTTTTCATCAGCTCCCATGAAAGATTCATAGATCATGTCATTGATCTTTCTGTCAAAAGCTTCATATACTTTTGTGATCATAGCAGCAAAGTCACGTCTACCTGCCATGAATAACTCAAACTCTTCATAGATCTTAATTCCATACCAGTCTGTAGTAACAGAGAAGCTTTCTCCGATTCCTAATTTCTGGCGGATTAAGTCGTGATGATTACCAGCGAATCTACTAACTGTTAATACAGCTTGCTCTTCAACATAGAATACATTCTGATCTCCGTCAGCTAAGTTTCTCTGATCAACCCATTCCATGAAGAAAGGATTGTCTCCCCATCCACTTACAAGTAAGTTCTCTAATGTTTCCTCTAACAGTTCGAAAACTTCTGTCTGATGTCTACGGATAGCTTTTCTAAGAACTTTACGATTCTTTTCATCTTCAGCAACTCCAAGAACCTGAGCAAATTTCTTTCTGATAACAGTATTAGCAGCACTTTTAGCATCTGCAACACCGTCAATTTTCTTCATTTTGTCGTTAGCTGCGTCTAACATTAAAGCAGAGAAGTCCATATATTCCTGCTCGCCTTGTTCAAAAACAGCTTGAACTGTTTCACCCAGTTCGCTAAATTTCATAAGTCTTAACATATATTTCTCCCCTCCTTATTACGCTGCAGCCACTTCTGTGTTTTTCAGCACTTCAAGCATGACCATAGTTACACCAGATTTGATGTATGTATAACGAATTTTCGCTACAAATCCATAATCTGTAACAGCTGTTGCTTTAGCAATTTCCTGATACTTACGATCTTTTGCAACAACTAAGTTACCAACTGTAACTTTTTCTCCAGCAGCTTTTGTGATCAGATAATCAGAAATTCCATACATATCTCTTGGAACAAGAGTATAAGCACGAGCACTTTTACCTGCTTCGATCACATAGTTGTATTCAGCCTGTCCAACTGTTGTAGACTGATCATAAATTAATGCTGGATTAGCAATTAAAACAACCTGACTACCTTTTGTAGGTGTAGCTGCTTTATATTCTTCATTTCCACTTGTTTCTACTGGATCACCCAGAGCAACAATCATTCCATTTTCCATAGCAGCAGCATCGTCAACTACAGAAAAAATGTGTCCACCACCGAGATAAGTAGCATTGATCTTACTTGTCTCGACAACACCGTATTTTGTATTTGCCATTAAATTTTCCTCCTTGTTTTTAGACATTAAAAAAAGACACCACATAGGCATCCTTCAAAATTCATGTATTATTTTTCAAAATCATCAAATAATGAACCATATGGTTTATTTGCTGTAGATTCAGGTGATTTTCCACCAACACTCATACCAAATTTATGTTTAGCAGGATTTTTATAAGCAAATTCACCACTGATAGCAGCTTTTCCAATGATTTTTAAACATTCATTTTCTAACTCTCCAACAGAGAATTTTTCGATCTGTTCATATAGAGCAGAATATTCTTCAGAACCTTTTAATTTTTCTTGGAAAGAATCTAACATGGCTGTCTTTTCTTTCTTGTCAGCCTCTTTCTTAAACTCTCTAAGAGTTTCTAATTCAGGTTCCATTGCTTCATAATCAGCAACCTTGGATGTTAATTCACCAATTTTAGCTGTATATTTTTCTTCAACTGTCTTTTCAGTTGCTTTTTCAGCTTCATATTTAGCTTTATCAATCTCAGGTTGTACAATATCAGCAAGAGAGAAGTCTTCAGCTGGTTCCTCAGAACCTTCGAAATCTACAATTGTATATTTCTTTCTTTTCTTAGAGTCAAAATCAACTTTAACTTCATCGCCTGCAACATCAAAGCTGAATCCAAATAATTTGTATCCATCTTCTCTGTCGTAAGCATAAACTTCTCTGCTGTCTAGATCATAGTCCACTACAAAATATTTGGAATAGCTTCCCCAGTCGGTTTTAACTTTCTGATCAGCAAAAGCTTCACTCATAGCTTCTCCGAGATTACTAGACAGTAAGAATTCTTTTGTCTCTTTCATCTGTGTTAATTTTTCAGTCAGGGCTTTTTCGTCCATGTCTGCATATTCAAAATCAAGAGACTCTGGATCAAATCCAAAAGATTTGATAAGTTCTTTCTTATTCAAGTCATGTTCCTCCTTTTTCTTTGTGATTTCTGTGTTTTTTATTTCAAAACAGTACTGTTTAAAGTCTTCAAACATTTCATCCATTGATTCTTTGAAAGTATCTGCACTATATGTTTCTAAACATGCTGATTCAAAACATGGTGGAGCACTCTCTAACAATGTGAACGCCTGAAATTCAAAATCAGTAACATGACACACACCATCAACCATTTCATATGAATTAACACCAATCTCCATGGATTGATCTGTAATGCCATTTTCTTTGATGTGGTCATAAACTGCCTGACGTTTCCACAGAAGGACCTCACAACAAAAATAAGTCTTCACACGGCCATCATCTTCAGTAACATTTTCCCAATACCACTGTGGAGACTCAGGAATTACACCTAATGGATCAGTCAGATTGTATTCTTTCAAAACCCCGTTCTTATCTTTTCTAAATGTCGAGTCGTGAGAACCAATCTTGTCTTCATCAATTGAATAATTTGCTACAAGAGGTACGTAAGCAAGAGAAGAAGTAGCTTTTTCAAATGATTTTGTACTAATATAGCTACCATTTCTGTTTTTGCCCTCATAAGCAATGTGTAACATTCCTTTATCAAAAGTGCTATTTGCAGACACAATGTCCTCAATATAGGCACTGTATTTTAAACTCATTTTTGTTTTTTGTTTGTTTTTAGCCAAATTTCATCTTCACCGCCTTTCTTTTTGTTTTTTACAACTAAAAAAAGACCTCAGCGGTCTAGAATGTCATTTTATTTGTGAAAACCATCTTCATACGGTCATCTAATGAAAATTCCATATCTACGGCTTCCAATTTATTTTCAAAAATATAAACCGTATGATCTTTACATTTTTCAACTTTTAACAGCTTACATTTTTGTTCTAATTTTTCTTTTAGTTGCTCATCTATACAAAAGATGAATGGTTTATTCTCCATTTTTATTCTCCTCTCTGGTTGCTATACCTTCCTCAGTCATATCATCAAGGTTCTTTTCTTCAGCACCACCTTTAGAATCAGTTGTACCTGTATTAGATGTATAAGAAGAATTAAGAGGCTTCCATAATTCATCTAATCCCAGTGCATTTTCCAAACCAGTATTCTGCATAACTTCATAAGGCGTATAACCCAAAGAAGTAGCAAGTTCCATTTTTACTGGAACACCTAAGGCAGCAGCATCTTTTCTCACGTTGATATAATCTTCTTGTGTGAAATATGTATATCTGTGGAACTTGATAATATAATTTTCATTAATATTGTTTTTGATGTACATCTGAGCCCATCTCTCAATCTTAACTAAGAAATCTATGGCTACAGTTTCATCAACTTCTATAGAATGTTTCAATCCAACAGATCCACCTTTGTCAGAATTGAATAACATTTCAGATACACCAACTTTGCTCATTAAATTAGATAAAGAATTAGCAAAGATATCAGTATCAGACGTGTCATTTGTTTTAAAAGAAACGACTTCAAGATCACATGGGCTGTAAGCAGTTGCAGCCAAAGAAGGAGCAGCTTCACTTAAAAGTCCATCCATAGCTTGTACAAGATCTAAATCAACAGCAAAATCATTGATTTCTTTTGTACCAGATAACAATGGGATTTTTTGAAGTAATAAGACACTTGCTTCCAACTCTGTCTTAGCTTTGATTAAATTTTCATAGTCTAAAAGATCAATCAAAGACACAAAGAGTGGAAGTAGATATGGAAGCGGAAGAAGTGGATCGTTTCCAGAAATGATACAAATAGAGGTTTCCATAGGAATCTGAAACCATTTGTAATCCTGACCATTGCTTTTGTAAGCATTGTAGCCAGTGCTAAATACAGAATCCCACTCTTCAAGATAAATACTATTATTTCCCTGATCAAAGAAGCTTGCATTAAAGTCAAATCCATAAACACCATTGTCTACCTGAGTAACTTTGCAATATTTAGCTTCTAACTGGTATAAAAAGCATTCATCATCTCCATTGTCATAAATAAATCCAAAATAAGCACCATCTCTAAGTGCTGTTGCAATAACACCGGGCATATCGGCTTTAAAATTAATTCGCTGAACACCTTTTACAGCTTCTGTATAAGAAGTAATGAAATCAGCCTGTTCACCACTCGATAAATCTTCTTTAGGGACTAGCTGATAGTTATATAACAACATAGAAGAGTAGTATTCGATCAGTTTCCGATATGGCATACTTACTCTGTATAACCATTCAGAAACAGCTCTGATATTGTCAATATTCGATTGTGGATTCTGAATATATTGTTGTAGTTTTGCTTTTGTGTAACGAGTATAACTACGACTCGTTTCTTTATTAGCTTTTTGTAAAATTAAACTATTGACCTGACCTTGACTGAAAGTAGAAGCAAAAGGTCTTGAATAATTTCCTGATTGCATTTGTGTAACTTTACGTTTTATTGGCTGATTCTTACGCACGGGTTTCCCAGTATTTTGTTTTTTCGCCACATTATCCAAGTTCTTTCACCTCCTAGTATTGCTTCCAGTTAAATTTGGCCGGACGAATATTAATAAATTGTTGTGTATAATCAGTTTTCTTTGGTTTACGCTTAGTAATATGCTCACGTCTTCTCTGAGCTAACTCCCAAGCGAGCATGGCGATAACATAAGCTCTATCGTCATGCATTTTATTAGCTTTCTGGGGATCAAGATCAAATCTGTCCTTGCCAGAAGCCTGTTTGAATCGATAAATATTAACCAATTCAGTTTTTGCGTGATCAATCTGTTTCAAAGCAATCTCTTCATAAGTGGTTAACTTGTGAATTTGAGTATCAACAGCGATTTCTTTCTTGCTTAATATTTTTTCCTCATCCTCGGATGGGAAATAATCACGCAGAGTACGATTACCATTTTTATCAATCTCATAAATTAGGTTGATAAATCCCTTCCCGTCATACTCATTCGGAAATTCAATCAGACCTAAATCCATCATTTGAATCAAAGATTCAAACATTTCAGACTTATATTTCAATGGGGACATCAATTTTACGATGTCTGGGATAGCATTAGGGAAGTTTCTAGCTTCCTCAGCTGAATATTCCTTATCAATCAATCCACGATGCATCAATCCGTCTGAATCTTCCCAATCCTCCAGAAAGAAGTCAGTAATAGGTACGCCAGCTCCACCAGAACCTGCATCAACTAAAAATCTCTTGATATTTTGGTAATCAGCAACGCCATCACCGTTATAATCTAATAGTAATTGTTTGATTGCTTTAATCTGATTTGGGGTATTCATAGGAGTTTTATTAGCTTTGAAATAATCTTGAAGACATACAAGATTGACAATTTTCATTTTTAATCCCTGTGTAGGATCTTCATAAAGTTCTCCTATGGCAAGAGCAGAATTATCGTGTGATCTAGCAGGGTCATATGCAAAAACATACTTTCTGCGACCATCTGGATTCTTAAGAACTGGAATTCTGTTGTAAGAGTTCTTAATGATCCTTGCTCTTTTAATGATCTGACCATCTCCACCTTCATTTGTGAAGATGTTATAATATTCACGCAATGCGGCTTCCTTATCTGTTCGCATAGCACTGTCTACAGTACTTTGACTTAACAGAGGTTTAGGTAGTCCAATGCCTCTTTTTGTTGCTTTAATAATGACATCACAGCTAATATCAGCACAAAAATAGTTTTTATCTCCTGCATCCATTCGTAGGCTACATTCTCTGTACTTTTTATAAAAATACTGGTCAGTACGACCTGCAGAAGAGCAGTAGAGTAACTGATTTTCGAACATAGGTGGTTTCATAAGCATTTCAGAACCATCTCCATTTGTTCCTAATGCAAAATCAGCGTTCTGAGTTGTAAATGGTTCAGAAGTATCAAATAATTCATCTGGACTGTTCATTGCTTCATCATATACATTGCAATTGCTACGCTTGGAGCGGTTGTTGTTATATGCACCGTTCAAAGTAAAAATCTGTGCATCGTTATACAATTGATGATGATATGAAGCAGGATTGTGAACAAATCCATCTTTATTTGCATGAGATTTAATAATTTCACTTGCATAAACACTTGTAAGTGTTGTAAATGAAGGAACTTCATTCTTTGTGATCTTTTCAAGCTTTGAATACATTTCAATAGACTGTGATCCAACACCGCATAGAATATAAGCGGTGAAGTTTGGTACCAACAGAGATTTAGTCATCAAATAGATAGATGCCAATGCACTTTTACCACCATTTCGACTCATAGCCCATACTGCAACCTTAGAAGTCCAAGTATTCATGAATATATAGGTCTGATAGTCCATTAATTCAACACCAAATATCTCTGATGCGAATCTGGTAGGATTCCTTCGACCCCACTGAATGAACTCAGCAGTCTCTTTGTATTGCTCATACTGACGATTTGTAATGTCATATAAACTAGGTTTTTTGAAGATTTGATAATTCTTTGGGAGATATACACCAGATTCGTGTAATTCGTATTTCTTACTTTCTCTCAATATTCGATCACCTCACCATCTTCAGTCATGAGGCGTTTCTCAATCAGAAAATCTTTAAGATCTCTGTTTTCTACGAGAAGGATTCTTGCCCTTTCAAGAGCTTCATCACGTTCTCTACTATATTGTTCAACTAACTCAACTTTAATATCTTTGATTTCTGATGCAATGTTCTCGTCATAGCCACCATTATGTTTAATTAGGACGCTACTCCTAACTGAGTTCGACTCCTCAAGGTTTCCCTATGAGTGCAGACTATATCTTCACCCTTAATAAAAGGGGCTTATTTTTTGGAACCACCAATCGCTTGTGGCCTACTTCCTTACGGAATAGTCGTTGGACTCCATCTTTCGATAAAAGCTGCTGATTATCCATTAAAAAAGAGCAGGGGATTTAACCTCGCTCTTATACAACCAATTTTTTCAGTTTTCACAACATTCACGCCTATACCATTGCAGGTATTACGTTGTAGTTTGGTAGTCTTTAGGACTTCCCAGCAATTAAATAAGTATTTTTTCATACAGCTTACGCTATACGCAGACTAATAAGGTTAATCTGTTTATGACGAGCTTCTTCTGAAATCTCTGCAACCTGGCGCATTCCTTCACAAGTACCAATATCAAAGGTGTTAATTTCTGCCTCTCGGAACCCAATATCTCGTAAATGCTTTTCTTTCCCGGACAGAGTGAATGCACCTTTGGATTTATTATTGTTATTTGTGATAGAAATACCATTTTCTTTAGCTAATGAGTTAATATTATTGACCAGTTTTGAAACTGTTTCAGATAAGTTTTTGACAACAGCATTGTTCTGTACAGCAGTTGTAACATCAATCGTGTACGCATCAATAGCTGCGTTAAGATTTGTGATCTGAGCTTGTGACTTAACAATTTGGATTGCAGCAATCATCTTCATTGCATCATTCTTAGTTTCTTCATCCAAAAAGTTAACAAGCTGAGAGTAGAGTAGAGGCATGTCTTTTTCACTTGGGTATTCATCAAATGGATCATACCCAATGATTTTAATGACATCCTTCCTATTTTGTTCATATGCTTCTTTAAGAGCTTCAGCATCGGTATAAATGGATTCTGTTTTCACCTTCGATACATGAGTCATATCTTTAAAAATATCACTATCACGCCAACGCTTACCATGATACTGATTCAAACCAAGACTTGTTAGATAAACACCCCATATAGTTTTATTTTCTTTCTTTTTACCTCTTTCTGGAGGCTTGTTTGCACTGAATACAGCAGTTTCCCATAAATCTTCATAGAATGGCTTATCTAAATACTCTAAAGCATCTTGAACGCTTTCTCTTGTCTCTCCAAGAAATTCTCCAGCATCAGTTTTTCTACGAGCAACAGCAGTAGAACAATCTTTACAGATTCTTGTAATACCTGTTAAAACTCTAGGATCTGAACTACTATAGAATTTTGTCTTTGGAAGATCTTTGTTGCAAAAAGGACAGCGAAATGTTTCTTCTTTTTGCGCTTGTACCTTTTTAGCAGAGGATTGTGTACGGCGCATTGCAGTTTTCGCCATATCTTACTCCTAACTTAAATATATTTTTTCAGAAGCGGTTCTACCCTTACCTTCTTCAAAGATCGTAAAGTAGGCAGCAGAATCGCTTGATTGTAAAATTTTCTCAGCGAATGGATCAACACCCATTACACTTGGAACATTAATAACTTCAGCATGACGACCAACATCAGAGCTTTCTAGATGATGTATGTGACCTGCAACCAAGTAGTCTAACTTTACACCATAGAAGTTCTGAAATTTACCATACGCATCTTTAATGTTCTTTTTATCACCATGAAAAGCCAGAACATTGAAACCACAGATGTTTTCATAGATCAATCCAGTGGGATTCTCAATTACCTCAATGTTCGGGTTATTCTCTAATAATATTTTTAACATTGCTCTTACTACGATACCAAGATTTTCATGAGTGAAAGTACCCTTAGGCTGTCCAAGCATTCTCAATTCACTATGGTTACCATCAGTCATGTGGAATTTGATTCGTACGTATTGAGACAATTCATTTAACCAATTTGCAAGAAAATATCCATATCTTACAGAGCTATCAATAACTCCATATCGCAATATGAATAATTGTCCAACTCTCAGAAGACCATCAATAAAGTCTCCAAGAGAGAAGATGTGTAGCTCTGATAGATTATGTTCATCAATCAGGCCAATTGTGTAGCTTAAAAGTTTATACATTCGATTTTCAAAGATTTCTGGATTATATGAATTGATAATCTCACCTGAAAGGCCTTTAATTTCAAATTCAACACCATAGTGCTCATCTCCGAAGAACAAACAACCAGCTTCTCGATTATGAGTTACCGGCAATAAATCTGGAATTATAAAAGGTTCAAGATCTTTCATTGCCGATCCAATCTTTTCAAAGATCAGATCATCTCGACCAATCTCACGTTTCCATCTGTTTAATTCAAGTTTTTCTGTTTGAACCTGTGTCTTCAAAAGCTCTAACTCTCTAGTTTTAGCTTTCACGGCAATAAGTTCACTGCTCTGAGTCATATCAGAAAATACATTTTCATAATCTTTCTGAGCGTTTTGATATTCTTTACGATACTTAGACTCCCCATAGTTGTAACCAAGTTCTTTATTAAGATGTTTGGCTAATTCTTCCCAACTATTGCCTATAATACCGTTACTCTTCATGTCACACAGTCTCCATATGTACTGTTTTTCGTTTTCGTTTTCTTGTCTGCTTAAATCTACCAATGTGTCTTAACCCTCCCAATCTTCGTTTACCAGTTCCTTAAATCTATCAGTGAATTTACCATATGGTTGTAGTTTTGCAGGAACTGTAATAGGTTCTCTGTTCCTTGGATCAACCAATTCCTTTTCAGGAATATACCGAGATCCCAGTACAATACCAGAAGCGAGAGAAATCTCAGTGTCTTCAGCATCATTAGTTTCTTTCATAATCTTCATAACACAATCAGGAATAGCATCTAACACGATTTTACAATCACCCTTAGTGAAACCTGTTGCATCAGAGACCATTGAAACAAGATCACGTTGTTTGTGTTTAAAATAATCTCTTTTTTTCTTTTTCAATTTTCCAGCACCATCCTTTTTATCATTTCTCCGAGTTACAGTCCGTGCTTGCTGCTCATAAAGAGTCAGCGTACACATTTGGACATAGAGCTACCGATCAGAATCGAACTGATAACCTATCGCTTACAAGGCGATTGCTCTACCAATTGAGCTACGACAGCACAAAAAGAGTACATTGTAACTACCAACAATGTACTCAAATTTAGAAAAGAGGTATAAATTATGATTCCTACAAGAAATCTTAATAGCTTTGTAAATCTTTCTGAGGTATGAAACAACAATAGAAAAGCGCAATAATCAAAACTTCACAAGAAAGGAGATAATATGATTCCTCAGAAAGATTAACAGGGATAACTGGATTTGAACCAGTGAATACAGCAGTCAAAGTGCTGTGCCTTACCGCTTGGCGATATCCCTATATGTATTTTAATTTTAAAGCAGGTCTTCACCTTACAGTCATTTGTGGAATAGTTTGTTCTGCAACATAGTAGATAAGTCTGAGCTTTGAGGAGCGACCTCTAACTTCTTACCTAAGTCTAAAAGACCAGTTCTATGACATGATCAATACATGCAATGTCAACCCGCCATTCAGAATTAAGTTTTATTGTTATATACTCTATTAGCATATATATTCATTTTGAATTTGAACTTACCCTTAACTGACTTGAGCGACATACCAGCGACTTTTCTTATACACTGTCTTTTGAACAGCTTCACATCAAACTACATTATTTGGCTTTTCCACCTTTTACGTACCTGCCAGAGTACGCATTGAAGTGGATTATTCTCCACAGGAGCGTCTATTGTTGTAGCGAAAAGTTCTGTGCGTTAACCAGACCAAAATGCTGCACAATATCCATTTGCTTGAGAGTTTCTCTCTTGTCCATATCAGATCACTCCGACATAAAAAGAGACACAAAGAACGTATCCGTACAATGTATCTCTCCAATTCGACATATGTGCCTAGAATATTTCTCGGACTCATGGCATTGAGTTTTATAACCGAGTTGCTTATGTTTTAAAATACAAACACCCTAAGCTGGATTTGAACCAGCACGAACGGTTTTGGAGACCGTCATTCTACCAACTAAATTATTAGGGCGATATTACTGACATGACAGGACTCGAACCTGCAATACCAACGTCCGTAGCGTTGTGCTCTGTCCAGTTGAGCTACATGTCATTAAAATTCGACCTCAATCCACATAGGATTTTGAGGTACTTTCGTCCCTGTTGAGGGTATCGAACCCACTCGTGACCGAAGCCATCTGATTTACAGTCAGATCCGCCTCCTTAGCGGGATAAACAGGGATATAAGCCCGTGAGCTCGAAAGACATCACAGGACAACCTAAACGCTGCGACAAGGATTCGAACCTTGAGGTCACTAGGACACAATAGTTTTCAAGACTACGCCGTTATAACCATTTCGGTACCGCAGCAAAAGCGTACAGAGTGGGCTACGACCCCACGTTACATGTATTCGCATGTAAACCCAATTAGCAGTCGGGCGCCTTAAACCAACTCAGCCATCTGTACATAATTTTTGTAGACCACTTGAAGTAAAGATTCACAAATCACATTGAACCAAGTTATCGAAAGCTTCTACATGTCTTCGTCCGTGCGCATCAGACTAATCATTTTACGATGTGTGATTTATTTATACTGCCTTAGCAGTTGGTTCACCAGATCTGTCCGCAAACAGTCTGGATCTCTCGTCAATTACTTAACTAAGTATACTTTTCGGTATTTCTTCCCAAATTTTCTAACTTGAGAGTGAGAAGAGAAGTACATGTCGATGTGTTTTCCTTTGACACCGCCTCCGACATCTTCGGCCACCAGTGTCTTACCACCAATTCTCACTTTGCTACCGAGTTTAATTTTTCTTCGATCGACTGATATGGTTCTACCTTGTTTTGCTCTGCGTCCAGAAGCAGTACGGTTTCCCCATCCATCAGAACAACTACGACAACCACAGTAAGCTGTGATTTTATATGTTCCTAAACATTTGACTTTTTTGCTCTTTGCTGAAACAGAAGAAGTAAGTCCTCCGACTGAGATCAACAAAGCCATTAACAGTGCGATCATTGAAATTTTCTTTTTCATGTTTGTCTCCTTTGGTTGCTTTTACAAGTTTCCTCTGGAGGTCTATATATGTTATGGACAGTTGCAAGTCTCGGATGTCATCTCTGATTTTTGTTTTTAGCATAGACCTCGGAACCTACGAAGCGAATATTCTTTGTTGAAACAGCGTAGGCGTGAATCTTTGATCCACTGGCATTTTGAGATTTTATCTGTCCGAATAACCAATTATTTATTCTTGGAATCTTTTTTGATCTGCTGGCGTTTCTTGAATGGAACTGGTTTCAATCCCCATGCAGTTCTTAAATCTTCCAGTGAGTTGTAATGTTCAGTTACTGTATTCCTTTTCATTGTCTATATCCTTCCTTTCATATATCACTATTTTACCACCCCTTCAAAACACTAGGTTTTACCTGGGTTTCTGAGGGGTATTTAATGTGGTAATTCTGCTCACCACTCAAAAATTTGCCTTAAAATACACTTTTTAGTATATATAATTAACTCTTATTTCCTTTTCGAAAATCTGATCTTTTGAGCATTTCCTTATCCTTCCTTCCATATATCACTATTTTACCACCCCCTGAAAAACGTAGGCAGAACCTAGTGTTTTCAGGGTCAATTAATGTGGTAATTCTTTTTGCTGGCCTTATTTTTTGTCAGAATTATAGTATTTGGTATATCTATTTAACTGCATTTCACTCTTACAAGAAGTACAATACTGCCTAAGCCGTCCTTTACGATGCTTTTTCTTTTTTGAGATGTCTCTAAAAGGTTCTCCACAACAGGAGCATACAGAAATCTCAGGATATCCAATAAAGTGAAGATATCTGTTCCCAAGATTCTTGAAGTCTGTAATCTCAAGAGCAACATCTCCTGAATCGACAAGAATATCTACAGAGAAGTTTAAGCTATTAACTTTCTTGCTCATTGTTATACAATCGCTTCTGAACAGCCTGCCGATTATTTGGCATCTACGTTCTCTTGTACCTACTGTATTACCCAATGAGAATAAATCTTTGTAGTCTGTATTCACCCAATTATTGTTTTGAGGATTCAGAGCATTATAATACTTGGCCAAGCAAAGAGCAGTGAAGAGAATCTTTTGATCTCTAAGATTCTCTAACCCATTTATGGTTTCCATTTCAGACTCATAGATCGGCAGTGAATCAATTTCCACGAGAGGATACTTTTTAGCTTTGTGAATGATCTCATCAATGCATGAATACCATTTAGCTTCTCTGTAGCTCTCACAGGACTCTTTTAAGAACTCATTGATAATTTTATATACCTGTGCAGGTTCTAAGTCTTTCTCATGGATGTAATACTTTGCAAGCAGGGTAGCAGTATATGGTATACTGCCTTCCAGCTCTTTTGTTTCTAAAATTTTTTCTACCAGTGTTTTTTCATTCAGTACGATATTAATAACAATCAGCCTCCTCAAACATAGATGATTCAATTTGTTTAATAGTTTCAATGACGAAAGAATCTCCGTCATATTCAAAATCTCCTGATTCAGCTCTTACAGGATAAGAGATCTGGTGATAGTTTCTCTCTAAGAGTCTTTGGACAAGGATGTCTCCAAACATGTCCCATACAAACTGCTTACTCTTGCCATTGGTATAGCAGAGGTCAAGAAGAATGTCACAAGCTTTCTCAGGATCAGGAACAGCAGTGGCAACAGCTTCTCTAAACAACATGACTCGGTTATTGATGATGTCTGTTACATTTAGTCCAAAGCCACTCCGGCCATTGATTAGAGCATTCAGGGTTTTCATTTTCTTTGAATACTCGCTGTATAACTTCTTAAGAGCATAATAATCATTCTTGTTGTACTCATGATCTCTTTTGAGAATGGAGTAATCAAAATCTGTTTGTGTATTCAACTTTTTTAAGTAACCATCAAACTCGTCCTCAAACAGCTTACAGATTCGATTCATTACACAAGGCCCTGTACCTACAGGCAAAAACTTATAGTAGTGATCTAAGAATTCCGCTTCGTCCTCTGTGATAGGTTCTGTATCAGCTTTCTTGAGTAATTCATCAATTGTGCACCCAAACCAGATAATACATTTGTCATTTGAAGCTTTCACATAATTTGTATAATCCTTTCTCAGATGAGAGTAGATGTAGATCATGAAGTATGGCTTCTTGTCAGCTACGATTCTCTGATTAAATTCTTTTCGCTTACGATCCTTTGGTGAGTCTTCAGGATGGATGTTATTTTCCTTGCGATTGTACCAGTAAGATGGCATTGGTTTAGAAACTATCCCTTTAAGTTTATCAATCGAATTTTGTTGGTATAGCTGGCCACAAATGATTCTGTAATCTAGTTCTTTAAATTCATTGCTATTAGGTGAGTAATGAGATTGAACTTCGAACTGAGAGGTAATGATGTTAGTAGTAAACCCAATCTCATCTCCAAAAGCATCTTTGTAAGATTTTAACATGTCCTTTCTTTTTGGGATTACCTTATTAGCTTTACGCTGTACACAAACAATGGCAGGCAGTGGACGGTTGTTCTCAACAAGAATTTTATTGCTAGTGGTGAAGAAAAGGTCGCCATCGTGATCGGCGCCATTCAATGATTCACATGTATTATCCCAATTGTTGATCACACAAATGGATGGGAGATACTGGAACCAGTATGAAAGCTGCTCATTGTTCTTCACTTTAAGATTGACGATGTTATAATGGCTTGTCATTGGAGCTCTGAAGCAAGCTACTTCATCAACCTGTCTATCGATCCAATGCTTGTGATACATTTCTCCTGCTTTAAGCAATCCTGTAACTTCAAGTCCAAACATGGATTGCATGAGAGCATATGGATCACCAGCAACGATTGAATAATTACCTTTCACTTTAATGCGTCCGATCTTAGCATCTTGGATTCGTTTCTTGATAAGAGAATGAATCTTAGATCGAATGAAAGGATCTTTGATCATCTCAGGTTCTGCTATGAGTGCCTGAATATATGTAAAAGCATCTGACTGTAAGATATTCTTCTCAGTCATATTCTTACCTCGTAGGAAGAGCAGAGTCTTTCTGTAATCCATTCCAAGAATGTCTTTGATCTCTTTTATCGTTGGCTCACAAAGCTCTCTTATTTGGTCGTCTGTAAGATAATAGCTTTGTAAGAACTGATAGTTAAGATTCCTTTCAGTATCACATTCTTGTTCTGCTGTCTTGGCAAGAGCAAAGTGATAATCATACTTCTCAATGTTCTCTAAGTAGTCTTCCATAGACTCATATGCATCCCATAGCTTAAACATAGATGTTGTAAGTATCACCTGAGCGTCTCTAACGTCCCTAGGATGGCCCCAAGCATCAATAATGGTATAAGTCTTAGCTACGTCCTCTGCAAAGGCTCTAAAGTCCATACAGTGAAGCATACCTTTACAGAATGGCCATCCTCTCATGTTGCCAGATGGAAGAGGAATATCATAATCTCCATTCAGTTCACCATTCCATTGTCTTGCAAGTTCTGGAAGAACTAATCCTTCTCCATCAGATCCATTGTGTACAAACTCTTGATCATCAAGAAGAGTTACTTCCGGCTCATCTGAGTTTGTATCATCCACATAAAGAGCTTGTCCCTTAAAGATCGTCTCACAGTCTTGTACAACAATTACTCCTGATGGTGGAGTAACAACTGTAGAAGAAGAGCAGAAGAGTGCTTTGTAGGCTCCAAGCTTGTTTGGTATGATCGGAACTTCTTTATTCCTTCCTGCATCTACCTTCTCGCAAAGAGCATCGTATACATTGTCACTGACAAAGATCACAACACTGTTCTTTAAACCTCCTGTGGTTCCTAAGAAGAGATTGTAGTGGAGATCATTTACAATGAATCCATGCTTGCTGCAGTAGTCATAATCTTTCTTTGTGTCGAAGACCACTGTGAGGTAGTCTGTTTGGAATCGACATTTGTACAGATCATTGTAGAGTAGTGAGATAAGTTCTTTGCTTCCTCTGTTGGATGAAAGCTCTTTGATCTTCTTTCGGATTCTTTTTGCTCTTATGTCTGAATCATAGTCATGGATCAATGAGTCAATTGTTCTTAATGCTTCAGAACTTGAAAGAGTAATAATGTCGTCTCCATTCTCCCTCGCTTCATTGAGTGGTAGAGAAAGTTTCCACTTCGCCTTTCTTAATCGGCTGCTGTGTAGTTTGTAAATATATTTCTGACTCGTTTTTTGCTTAGAAATAATGATCACTCCTTTTTTGATTTTTTTATGTGTTGAGTGGAGAGAAATTTTTGTGATTTTTGCCCTCTCCAAAACTTAACCTCTTAGTATAAAAATTTCGGCGTCCATAATTTAAGTAATATTCTTAATGTTACTACGTAACATTAAAAATATTATTAAATCATTTATTTATTTTATAAAACACTATTATTAAATAATATTTAATATTACTGTACCGCCCGATTTCGAAGACGGCATCGTAAGAATAGCGTATTTATGCTGTTTGATACATAACAAGGGGTCTAAAACCTCTTCCAAAAAGAGGACTGATTTTACCATGTTTTTGAAGAAAAATGATAACTTTTCGAACATCTGTTTTGTACCGAACATGTTTCTTCTCATAATACTCATGAATAAAATTCATTGATACATCACTTAACTCTTCTTCAGTCATATTAAGTCCATCGAGAAGTGGTTTACGAACTTTGTTCATATACTTTATGGTGTAATTATTTATCAAATCATCTTTTCTACGCTGCGCAACTTTAATATACTTGTCAGTTAAATTATTCTGAACTCTTTTTTGATACATATAAAATTCATACTCTCTTAGGTAGCTATGCTCTTGTGGGTAGAGATACTCTAAGTCGTATACAAACTTAAAGTATAAGTCTTGAAATTCAGGATATTTTTTTATCTCGTGCTTGAACTTAGAGAATACATTTGTATACATATGAGTTGAATATATGTCAACGTCAGCATTCGTATGATATACAACACCTAAACAGTGTTTGTAGATTTCTTCTTCTCGAGGTGTGAATGGTCGCCATTCAGCTCCAGGATGATTTCTACAAATGATTTTCACATGTTTCTTAACTACACCTCTTTCTTGAAGAGACACAATTGCATTCCTAAATCTTCCTTGAGCGCAATCTTTAATTGCTTCATATGCCGTATGGAAATATTCGACAGGGTATTTAAAATCACTTAAGTCATAATCTTTTTTGTTCCCACAGATAAGTCCAAGTTTATTACACCAGTCATATTGGCTCCAGTTGTCATTAATATGATTGTCCAGAATATAGATGATCATCATTTCTAACATGTATCCAGTACTCATGAAAGGACTTTTTAATTCCCATGAGAAGGGATTCTCAACATATTCTCCTCTTGCTTTTGTCACTTTAACTTGTCCATCTTTTTGTTTTTTTACATTTACGAAATGACTTAAATTAGCTTTATGGACTGCATAGTGACTCTTTCTGCCTTCCTTGTCGATTCCAACTAATTTAAGAATGTCAGAGTATTTGCTGTACTTGTGTCCTTCTTTCAGATCGGATAAATCGAAAAGATGTTGTCTCTCTTTCATGAACCAGAACTGTTCGTTTAGATATTCGTTTCTTTCTTGTAATGTCATTTTTTTGACCTCCTTTTCGTTGTTTGTTGTTGTTAATTTAATTAAAAAGTGCATTTGTCTGAGTAATGACACTTTTCTTTCGATGAATTCACATTACCACAGATGTATGACAAAATCAATAGTTTTTTGAAGAAAAAATAAAATTGTGAGAGTAATGACACTTTTTATTTCATTTAAGTACGTTTAAGGAGGCTTAGACTGGGATTTTTATGTCAAGTGTTTTTTGAAAATTTCTTAAAATGGTGCTTTCTTTGGCTGTTTTACTGGGGTTGTTCTGGATTTTTCTTTGATTTGTTGTACTTAGATGGGTAGGAATATGGCCGTTTTATGCGATTGTACAAAAATAAAATAAATTAATTTTTTATACGCTAAAGTATTGACTTTTGAAAAATCAAGTGTTTTTTGAAAGAAATTTAAAAAAATTTTTACCGTGTGGATTTCTCAGAGAGAGTGTTTGCATTTATATAAGAAGAGCTTGGTTTTTGAAAAAATTTCAGAGAGATGGGTTTATGGCAGAACAGGTGTTCTATATTTTAGGGTGTGTTAAGAGGCGTGTTTCTGGGGAAAGTTTTTATGAGGGGGGAGGGGTGTATGTGGGGATGCTTGGAAAGAAATGTGGAGGATGTTTTTAGAGAGTTTTGAGGGGGTTAAATGGCGTAGATGTGGGGTGGAGAAACGTCTGGCTGAACTTGTGGTATAGAATTACCAGCTATACAAATATCAGCAAAACTGCGATTTAAAAATAGTTTTAAGTAGCCCCCTAAACACTTGTAAAAGTCCGTAAATAACTATTTACTTGCGTTTTTGATCAGAAATAGATAGTCAAAAAAGCACGTATTTATGCGGGTTTGAGACCGTTTGAAAAGATTTTTAAAAATAATTTTTTTAGGGTATTGCAATATTTTCGTGGGCGTGGTCTTATACAGTTGTTCAAACGAACAGGGAACTTGATAAAGCAACAACCGGCAAGGGTTGTAAAACGTGCTTGCCAATGATTCAACATAAAAAGGGGGTAGCCCTACCCCTGTATAAAAATTGGGCGTGTACCTTGATAACTTAATAAGTCTGAATCCGTTCGGCAAGTCTCCGAACAGGTTCAAAAAATCAGTTTCTTTGGAAACTGAACGACAGGCTAAAACTCTGCCCTGTTACTCATTCGTGACAGGCAGACAAGTAAACCTTTGACTTATTGCCTGTACCCAACGTCACACGAACGTGGTACAGGATTTATAAGAAGTCGTTGCAAGTCCAAAGAAGTGTAGCAGATTTTTTGAATCGGTTCGCAAAAATACAGGTAGTGACAGCCTGTAGACAAACTACCGAACAGACGAAAGACTTCCTAAGCGATATATTTTATATTTCTTAGTATAGTCGATATGACAGGGTGTCAAACATTGACGGTTGACCCAAAACACGTTCACATACTATAAGTCCCTGTGGGGGTGGGGTCCTGTCTTTCAAGTGTTTGAAAAGCGTTGCCATTGACACTATAACAGAGTACCGCCCACGGTAGAAAGTTCTAACAGGCACGACAACGGCTCTCATTCGAGCTGGGTATATTGTGCATTGAATACTACTACTTATCTAGTTCAACGGTAGGAAACTAGACTCTGTGAAATAATAGGCTATGACAGGTGCAACCCCTGTATAGTATCGAGTGAGTGCATGAACACTTGCGAGCGGTCAAAAGTCCCTTTAGGGATAATATTAGAACTCTGTGAGTTCATTAGAATACATCTAACAGGTGTGGTCTAATGAGTTCATAGGAACTCAATGCAACAAATACATATTTTTTAGGGTACGACTGTATCCGGAATAGGAGTTTATTATGAGTAGAAAATCAACAAAAACAACAACAGTAGCAAACATTACACTACCAGTCCGTAAAATGGACTTCACAGAAGCAACTAAAGAATTCCGTACTCTTTGTCGCAATTTCTATACAGATTTTGAGAAAGTCGCAGAGAACAGGGAAGCTCTACGAGCAGAGAAAACAGAGTGTGAAGAACACTTTGACACTCGAGTAAACAATGCTTTTGACGTATCCGAACCTGTGGATACAGACAAAGAATTACCAGCGGAGTATGCAGACCTTAGGAATATTCTAGAAAAATATTCTGTAATACAGGCTACAGGTCTGCTTTCTAAGGAAGATAATGACTATCTTTCTGCACTTTGCGATAAGTGGAAAAAAGCTGACGCAAAGATTAGAAACTTAAAAAATCCAGTGCCTGAGAAGTCTCTAGTTGTAGATGCAATCTATGACCTATACAAGGGATGCTCTACAGATATGAGTGAAAACCGTGACGGCTACGCTCGTAAAGTCAAGGGGTTCTTTGAATCTAAAGGCATGACACTAACTTCTTATGGTTGGGATGTGTTCAATGCTTCCATTGGGTTCAATGTGAATAATGACAAAAACTTCTTAGAGACAGGTAAGTTCTTCAACCCTATCAAAAAGAGCAAGTTTGTAGAAAGATTCTATATGTTCTTCTGTGAGGGGTTTGTAAGTGCAGATTGCTTCCCTAAGACTAAGAAAGCACGTCATGTAGATGCAGAAGAACAGGCACCAGTGGCACCTCAGAAAGTTGAAACACCTGAGGAAGTACATGAAAAGTGTGCAGACGCTCGTGCTGAAATCTCAGCTCAGAAACTGGGTACAACTGAGTCCAAACCAATGGACAAAATGACAGTGGCAGAGTTACGTACTTTCATTAAGAAACATGATACAACTGCCAAAGTATCTAAGTTGAAAAAAGCTGACTTAGTAGCTATGGCTACAAAGTTCACAAATGTAGCAGCTTAATCTTACACAAATAAATACCCCTAGTGGGTATTTATATAAGCCTGAGTGGGTACTCACTTCCAACACCTCCGAAGTGAGTACGTCACAGGGTTCGACTCCCTGTACAGGCTATAACTATCAATCTTGAATTCCTAGCGACTGCTAGGAGAAAGGGGTATATAACCATGAGCAAGAAAATCAAAGCATTTTTAAAAGACAGAACAATAGAAATCATTGGATGCTCTCTAATGATTGTAGCAGTAGTTGGTTGTTATTTAATTGGGCCAAACACTCGCACAATCACAGGCACATACAACAACGGAACTATCACAACCAAAGATGGAAATGTATGGAAAGTGTCCAATCACAACGGAATCAGCACAAACAAATCTGTCAAAGTAACTATCAAGTTCGATACAAAAGGAACTAACAGTGTACTTGATGACGAAATTGTAGAAATTAAAGAAGCCAATTAAGAAAGGAAACCGAAACTATGATGAGCCAAAGATATAAACAAGAACACTATAAGTATATGAAAGGAAGAAAGCGTAAACATAAATGTTATATTGTAGATACTGGTTGTGAAACTGGATTCTTTAGAAAGTATAAAGATGCACGCAGATATGCAAGAAAAAACAGAATAGGAATACTTGTACCCAAAATATACAAAGACAGATAAGAAAGGAAATGAAAATCATGACAAAACAGGAATTAGACGAATTAAAATTACTGACAATTAATGACCTCATACCTTTGGGGATAGCACTAGAAAGAAGAGGTCAATGGAAATCAATTAGACATTGGGAGTCTGACAAATGGAAATTTGAATGCGTGTCAGATACAGAATATTTCAAAACAGAAAGTGTTTTTGAAGCTGTAGATTGGTTCTATGATGACTTAAAACCAGATGAAGAAAAAAGCAAACCAGAATCAAAAGTAAAATTCTCAGCAGAAGTGAATGTACAGGTTACAGATGAGTACATTGAGAAAGCGAAAAGAGAAGCCAAAAGAGAAATCTTGGAACATTTACAGGCTCATTTAGATGTAATGGCACAGCAGTCTTGGGAGCTTTACATAGACGAAGGTGTAGAACAAGGGAATGATATGCACTTAGGAGAGCAGAGAGCCTTTGCAATGACGCTCGCACAGGTAAACACAATTCTTAAAAACTTATAAGAAAGGAAACTAAAACCATGAGAACAAAAAGAGAATTAATGACAGAAATTTTAGAAACAGCTGTAATCGAATCTGTAAAGTCAGATTGTGAAGTTGTCCATTACGATGTAGAAGTACACGGGGAGATGCACAGATTACAAGTAATTACAGGTCAATTTTTTGTTGAGTTTCATCATCTGGAAGATGGAGAGTATGACTACAATTGTCCACACTTAGTCTATACTTTCGATCCATGGGAAATCGAAGAAGCGTTGGATACTTTCTTTATGATGGATGGAGAAACAGGAGAACTTCATGTTGACGAAAGCAAAATCGAACTTGGTGCCGATGAAGAAGAGAACTATGAGTTGGAAGCAAAAGCAGATGAAGAACAATCAAAGCTTACAATAGCCGTGGAAGAAGCGAAAAAGGAAGCGAAGATTGAAGTTTTGACAAAACTAAAAGCACGCTATGTGAATTTATATAATCAGTATATAGGTGGGGAAAGTAGTAACGGTTATGACCTAGGCGGAGCATTAGCATGCAACGCATGTATTATAAGTATTGAAAACATGTTAGAAGATTTAAAATAATCGATAAATCAATACATAGAGGGGTAGTGATTTGATATATATCTAGTACAAACTGTATATATTTGTAGCTAGAAAATCAGCCTTAGATAGCCAGTAAAGGAAATCCAAGGCTCTTTTTGTATCTATAAATATATTAATTCTTGTGGATGCACAAGAGAAAGGAAGAGCCTATGGGATTAACAAAAAAGGAAATCTGTGAACGCTCAGAAACCATTGCATATTACAGTGGTTTATGTGGCGTAGAAGTGAAACAAATTACTTATGGAATTGAAGACTACATGTACTGTGAGTCTGGAGCCTGGGGTGGTGGCAAGAGCTATCACAAACTAAAAATCCAGACAGACATCAAAGGAAATATGTTCGTGAAATTACACGGGTATAGACTATTCTTAGATGAATTCATTCGTACAGGAAAGGAACAGACAAAGCTATGGGAACTATAACATCTTTAACATTGTTTGAACAACAGTGCATGGAACAAAAGACATTCAAACTGAAAACACTAAAAGATTTTGGTCATGCAACTTACAAAGGATTTACACTTCGCAATGGATATAGATATGGAATCACAGAGGAAGACGGAATCTATGTTGCGACTTCAAACTGGCAACAAGGGAACTTCATTTATATGTACTTTTATAATGAATTAACAAGCCAGTGGGAAGGATTATGGATTGACTTAGAAGACGTAGAGATTGTGGAAGAGAAAGGAAATTAAGATGGAAATTATAATTATTGCAAGTGCACTTTTTGGGATTATGACCGGATGGGCGTTAGGATACTCAATTAAAGAAGCTGAGGTAAAAGATACAAAGAACTTAGTCGATAATCTGAACAAGTTAACCAGCAAAATAACCGAAGTCGAAAAGGAACTGGCAGAAACCAAAAAGGAAAGAGATTACGAAAAAAGCATGAACATTCATTGGTTCAATGAATATGAAAGAGTACGAGAAAAACATTATAGAGAAATGTCAAAACTCCGCCAGCAAACGGACTTTTTCGCAGCTGATGGAATAGACAAGTTTGTGGAAATGCGAAAACTAAAAAGCAAATGTTCAGAAGCTGTCAAGTATGCTATGAAAATGTCTCATCCAGACAACAATGGAAACGCAGAAGACTTTATGAAGTTCAGAAAGCTTTATAAAGAAATAACAGAGCAGAGAGGAAATTAAGATGTGGGAAATTGGAGATAGAGTGGTTGTTACTAAAGCCCCAGGTAGAACAATTGTAGCTAAGCTAGGCTACAAGGGAACAGTTATTGATGTAGTAGATACAAGTGTACTTGTTGAATTTGATAAATACATTGGTGGACATAGTGGAAGTTGGAGTTCTCGTAACGGAAAGTTCGGACATTGTTATTGGCTACATCAGCTTGACGATGCAGACACAATTGGGGCTTATGTAGACTTTGCTTTAAGAGAAGAAGATTGTGTGTGTAAGAAAATCAAAAGAAAAAACAACTTCTACTAAAAGAAAGGCAAGGTAAACATGAGAGAACTTAAACTTGAAGATTGTAAGGTTGGGATGACTCTTAAGCTAAAGGAAGATTGTCCTTTTAGAAAGTATTGGGAAATAGATCCTAAGGAACCGGTAAAGTGCATTGTCGTAGCAATGAACAGGGGTCGAAAAGATAACATTTTTGTAGATATCTACTATGAACATGAGCGAAAATGTACCCCAAAGAATTGGTATTTCTATACAGAGGATTCATTAATAGACGCTAACGATGATGAACTAATCTCAAAGAACTTAGAGCATCCGAACAAGCGAAAGAACAATTATTACTAAGAGGTGTAATATGCAGAAAGAAAGAGAAATTCAATTTGAAGATTGTCATATTGGCGATGTTTTTAAGTTAGATAGACGTTCGCCATGGGTTGTGGAATGGATAATGGAATCAAATGGATACATCCCTAGAGAAGAAATCACAGCAGAGATTGTGCATATGATAAATAATGGTGACGTCAAAGAAGTTGGGATAAATGTTTATATAGGTAAAGCTTCATATGATCATTTTGATACTTCTTATCTCCGAGAGGGAAGTAGGTATAAGGAAGACAATCTTGAAATGAATCTTAAAATGAAAAATCGTATCAAAGCAGGAAGAAAGAACAATTATTATTAGGAGTGATTATATGAAGACAAAAGAAAGAGGAATTCGATTCGAAGATTGCCATGTTGGAGATGTACTTAGGTTAAAAACAAGATGTCCTTTTGTAGACTATTACCTTACATCTGAGGGAATTGCTGTAGCAATAGAAGATAAGGTTACTGCAACAGTAGTTTACAAAAAAAGAAATACTCTTGATGTAATAGTACATATAAATGGAAAAAGATGTTTACTAGATTGGGATTGTTGGCTTGCAAGGAATTCAGCTTCTCTTGAACATGTTTTTCACATTAATGTCGATTCTAAGATTAACCGAAAGAACAACTATTATTAGATAGATACATATAAATAAGGTATTTCAAAATCAGTGGAGTGATTTTTGTTAATACATGAAGAAAGGCGGGATTTATTCCCGTCTTTTTTCAAAATAGAAAGGAAATTAAGATGAGCAAATTTAGATATTTAAATGAAGAAGAAACAAAAGTGTTATTACAGGTAACAGAATGGTTAGATAACCATTTCTTTAATCCAGAAAATAAATTCGATGAAGAACATTTTGAGAAATACATGAGAGCAATCATTGATAACACAAGGGAAATGTACGAAGCGGTATACATCTGTGTGAATACAAAACCTGTAACTGTAATGATTTATGACTATGTGCTTGACATCATTATTGCTGATGCACAAGTTGACAAAGAAGCTAGAGAGATTGTAGAGATTGCTTTTACAACTTGGTTAATAAACATGACAGACAAGCCATTTGAAAAGATTTTTGAATGGATGATTGAAGAAAGCTACAGAATAAGAAAAGGAAGAGAGGATGAAGAAGATGAATAGATTTGAAACAGTAATGAAGTTAATGTGTTGGATTGCAGCAGTGACATTGGCATGGATGCACGTTTCAATTGTTGCAGTGATTGCACTTGCATTGGTTGGAACTTTTGGAAGCGAGGTTGATTTGAGTGCAAAGTAGAGAAACGAGAAGGCAAGTATGTTTTGAAGATTGCCATGTTGGAGATGTTTTTGGAATAGATAAAGATAGTCCTTATGTACGTAGAGAGAGATTAGTTGTAGACAGCTTATATGATCTTGAACCATCAGATGTATTAAAGGCAAAAGTTATATTTGTAGACAAAGAAGATTCTTCCATTCGCATACGGGTTTATGTAAATAATGAAAAGAATCCAAGATTTTCAGGTTGGCTTTACTCTTGGATATACAATTCAGAAACACCATTACATGGTTTAGATTTGTTTATTGAGGACAATCTCAGATTCTTGTCAAAGAGAAAGAATAATTACTGGTAAAGAGAGGTGTGAGGATGGAAGAGAAAAGACAAGTATGCTTCGATGATTGCGAAGTTGGCATGTTTTTTAGGATTAATAAAGACTGTCCATGGATGTATGACAATGACTGGATGGATGGTTTTGATACATTGAGAAATGCAGATGAGTTAAAAGTTAAAATTATTGATAAAGACGCTGATGATACCAGTGTTAAGATAGAATTTTGGGCAGATGGTCAAAAGACAGATATAACAGATTGGCTCTATCAGTTTGAAGACTATCCAGAAGACAGAATTGGAAATAATCTTGAGTTCCTACGAAAAAGGAAAAATAACTACTATTGATGAGGTGGTGTAAATGGATAATGAATTAAGAATTGGTATGCAATTCTTGGAAGTAAAAACGGGAATTGTCTGGAAGCTTACAGATATGAATTTTATACAAGAAGGGCTTTATATAAAAGACATATCATTGTGTTTTCAGGCTGTATATGTAAATACAGATGAGGACGATGTATGGAAAAGTACATCGTCAATGATGCCTAAGACAATGCTCGAAAGAAGATTGAAAAAAGGCGAATGGAAACAAATAAACAACAAAAAAAACAATTACTATTGATTAATAGTAGAAAGGACATATTATGGAGGATTTAAGATTAGTAACGACAGAAGAATTTAATGGAGTTGATTGCAACTTTTACAAGGCAGATAGTAACATGTGGATGACTAGAGGACAGATTGGTAAAGCTTTAGGATATCACAATCCAAGGATTGCAATCGGGAAAATGCATACTGCACATAGAGATAGACTTGATCCACTTTCAGTTGATACCAATTTAGTGTCTACTGACAGAAAAGAATATTCTACCTATATATATAATGAAAGAGGTATCTTTGAAATTTGTAGATGGTCAAGACAACCAAAGGCAAATGAATTTATGGATTGGGTATGGGACATTATAGAAGCATATAGACGTGGAGAATTCCAGAGAAAGCCTAGGGAAACAGCCATTACACCTGTTGAGAAATTCTTAGATGGAATGCAGAATATGTTCTTAGAAATGAGAGAAGAGAACAAAATATTCAAAGATACTGTGTTGAAGATTTTAGAATCTCAGCAAGGGCAGGAAGTACAAAAACCTGTTGAAAAACTTGAAGCTCAAGAGAAAACTGTTAATCAAGTAAAAACAAAACCAGCTGTTAAGCCAGTTGTTAAGATTGAAAACCCTAGATTAGACACTTGGAAGTTCGAAATTGGTACTAAAGCAGCCTATATTGTTTTTAATGGAAATGAATATAAAACAAAAGGAAAAGTATTCTCAGCATGTTATTCAAAAATGAAGAATGTGTATGGAATTTGTTGGTCACAGGAAAATAAAGAATACAGAAGAGCTTTCGGTTTAGAATCTCAGAGAGGTAGATTAAGTACTTTAGATGTTGTATTCAATGATGAAAATTTGAAAGACCTGTTTGACAGTATTCTTGATGGAATATATGAAAACACAAAAAGAAAAGCTATAAAGAGAAATACGGGAACCAATCCAGAAAAAGATTGGCAATATTATAAAGAAAAGATTCAAAAACTTTGTGAGCAAACAGGCAACAAAAGTTTAGGCGGAAGCTCTATTTACTCAGGAATCATTAGAAAGATGGATGTAGACTGGAGCAAGTATGAAACAAACAAAAAGAAAACTGAATTAGTTAGAAAGTATCCAGAGTTATTTGCAGAGTTCTCTAAGACAGCGGATAAGTATTTAGAGGAGAAGTTAAAATGTTATCTTTAGTAGCTAATGTATAGAATGTAAAAGAATAGTTATACCCTAATAAACCTTAGTAAATATAAGGGTTTGTTGAGGTGCGTTACTG